GTTTGAATACAAAAGAATTGAATTTCTCCGGTGATTTAAACTTAGGAGGTCGTTTGGCTAACTTTTTGAAGAAACGATTGTATGCTGAGTCTAATCTCTGAAGGATTTCTTGTACTGTTTGGGAATGAAGAAGATTTCTATTAATTCTTTTAGAGAAATGTTTTTGCATCTTACCAACTGGTATGTATTTCCCAAACAGTCTATAATATCTACGTTGTAGAGCTAAAGCATGATTCCACACAAAACAACATTCACGAAACATCTTGTCAAGATACTTCGTTTTCTTTGAATGATAGATGTTGTATTTGTATGAAATCATTTTTTTTATCTGTAATTTTGATTCAAAATTAATCAACCCAATTCATCCACCTACTAAAGCATGGTGGTTTTATTGGTTAAATTGTCATAAATAAGCGCCTATCTGTCCGAGATGGATCAATAGGCGCTACAAACATATTCAACTATTATTAAATCACAAAATAAAAACTACTTATTTTCAACTTATTAAATATTGTAATTTATCTATTCTTAATCTTATCTTCAGAAATCAACCACTGGAATATAATTTTCCGGTTGCTAATTACTTTCTTTATCCTCATCAGCATCCAACTTCCTCTTAACCTATCCAGCCATGACCGTCTGAAATTAAGGGCATCAGGATTAACTGACTTATTTATATCGTTATCGTCCTTGATCCAAATAGGGGTCTCTGACCGGTCATCGTCAACCCTGTTGAAGAAGTCATTTAACTTATGTCTTCTATATACCTCAGTATCCAGGACCTCAGTATAGTCGCCTACGATCTTCGGATACGATATACGTTGCGCTAAATTATTCTTTTCTTCTGGAACAAGATGAATTTCACCTGAGTTGTTTGTGTCGTTGTAGATAGTTATCGTATCCAAACCTACTTTCCTGTCAAGTGTGTAATTCACATCATCAACGTATTTCCTTGCGTCAAGCTCATACTCAACAGAAGCCATCGTAGAACCGTTATATTTCTCTTTTATCGGCACTTCTAATATAAATGGATATGTTGTTCCATAAAACGTTTGGAAGCTCTTATTCGTCAGCAAATGACTCCATAAGCCACCTTCTTCATCTGATGCCGGGAAGTTTATTCCTGTCTGGAAATATTGTTGCTGCTCTATATAATAGTCAGGGCAGAATGAGTAATACGATATCCATTCTTGCTTCAGACACGAATATCCGATAGTGAACGACACATCCTTGAAATACTGTTCGTCTTTTAAGGATATTTCCTTATCGTTTGACAACACCTCTGTTTCATTGTACAAGAACCTTCCACCATCATATTTGTAATATGCCGGGTTCTTAACAGGTATATAATCTTTTTTCGTGATAAGTACCCTCTTATACCTATTATCCCATCCAAGAGACAGACCAAGACCGATAAATTTATTATCCGTATCTTCTTCTGTCATTTCTGTACCGGTTAAGATATTAGTTATTCCGTATCTAAGGATCTTAAACGGAAGATGACGCTTAAGCCAATGTCTGACACCTACACTAAGTTCCTTAAGATTACGTCCGTTCGGGTCGGTCATAAACACCTGTGCTCTTTTAGTATCTACCCAGAAATGACCAAACTCTGAACTAATTATTTCAGTGCTCTGGGTTCCAGAATAACCAAGGTCGGTCGTGTTGTACTCCAGAGGCCGGGACGCGAACAGACCGCCGGTGCCCATCTCAGCCTGCCCTGGGGAGGTGCGCTCCTTGATTACGTCTATGGCGTTATGGAGTGAAACCTGATCCTCGAACCTGACAAGAATCTGATCGGATTCAATACGCTTCATGTGAATAAGCTTCCCGTTGCTGGTTGGGAACTCATGATAGTCCATAGGCTTGTACGTTAGCCACGGATCTGTTTGACTGTTTTCAGATACGTCAGCCCTACTCCATATAACACCATTAGGTCGCTGGTAAGCACAATCATAAAAACGACGTTCGTATGTTGCCGGCAATACATTAGGTGTCAATGTCATTCTTGATGAATAGATAGGACTTATCTTGTAATCATTGTCCCTATGGATAGATACGTTCTTTTCTTGTGTCCACCAAACAAAATCTCCTACTTTTGGATAGAATAATTCATGAGGCTGAGAACCCTCTAATCTGAAATTACAATTTATTTCAGACTCTACAAGGAACTGAGGAATACCATAGAACCATGTATAAAATCTGCCATCTACATACTTACCGGAGGTGTCACCATTCAATTCATACAAGCTCTTCCTGTTTGGGTAAAAAGCATATCTTCCTTTATTAGACGATGTCCAACTATTGAAACGTTCGTTATCCGTGGTTTCAAGCGCATCTTCCCCTGTATCATAATTAACAAAATATCTTGGATATCCTACATTTCTATAATCCATGTAAGGGAAAGGTATCATATCTCCAATACCAAAAGCACTATTATAAAAAACAGGAAATTTTCTCTTTAATGAAAATCTGGTTATCACCGTATCACCACCGAACATCAGTTTCTTTTCATTAGTGAAAAATCCACATCCACCTATGGAAATCCATTTTATATCTTCTATTTGACCATATTGATCCGGCCTATATCGCATAAGCCTCATATACGGAGAACAGATGTATGAAACTGATTTGGATTGCTCGAATGTTCTTCCTGCTACAACATCTCTTCCAGCAATAACCGAATCATCTATACGGCTACTGTCGTAGTTGTAGACATAGTTCGGATATTCCAATAAATATTTCGATTTACCATCTCCTTTTTCACCTGGATCACCAAATGATAAAAATAACGAAGATTCACGATCTATATTATTAACAAATAAGAATCGTCCCTCATTATCGTTTTTACCGGTTCCCCATTTAGATGACATACTGGCATCCATCATAGGATATACACCGGACTTCATGTACTTAACAGAAGATAAACCACGAGCAAAATTTCGTTCATACTTATCCTGGTCCGTTATACCTATCATTGAATTATATAATCCTACAGAAGTATAATACCATGCATGATTACGTCTTGGTCCATTGTTTATAAACGTATTAAGCCAATCATAACGGTACTTACCGTACAATATCGGGCCCTTAGCAAGAGTTTGACTGATGGTTGACACCATTGAAGAAAACAGCATGGCCACACTTAAATTCGTTAGGAATCCTCCTCCGGTAAGACCAGCCGACCCTCCTATGTATCCAGACTGAGCCCTTATCTGAAGCTCTTCTGCTATCATAGCGGCTATTGTGGCACTTGATTCAACTGCGGCAAGCGACGCAGCCATCGTGTATGCGGCAGGACCTAAGATAGTCCATTTTGGATGATCTTCGACAGGTACGAAACTGCCCACAGACATTCCTCTTTGAAACCCGTCTATACATACTTCATTTGGAAGTTCGGGCTTGTTGAAATAAATATCAGGCGAACAGAATGAATACCACACGTTTCCTCCTTTGTCGAAAGGATGGGATATAAACTCGTCTCTTTTGCCAGACGTATAATTATATTGATCTTGTGATAGGTCATTATATGGGTAATTAGGATAGATATTTACATTACCATCGTCTCCTATGTATCTAAGCATATCGTAGGCCAATCCTGAGGCCACAACCGACCTATTTAGCCTCCTATCTCCACGATACAGTTCATATCCTACGATCGTATCTCTTTGTTGTTGCGTAATCAAACCAGAATCTACCGCAAAATCCAAAAACACTTGTATGGTGTTCTCATCTACCATAATACCTACCGGATATATTTCAGAAGCTATGTCATATCCACGTTCATCACTGTTCATAAAAGGTATATGCTTGTTATCTGGGAACCGGTAATGACGTATAGGTTGTTGGCAAAATACGGTAGAAGTATCTACTCCTCCATAAGAATGACCCTTGAAATAAGATAATCCATTTTTGTCTGACAAAGGAGCACCATAATATTCTGTTAACTTATTCATAATATTAGAATAAGCTTCTGTTTTTTTTGGATCATCATAAGATCTACCTGTGTCTATTTTCATCCTACTACTATCATAAAGTTCAAAATTAGCAGGATATTTCTCAGATGATTCCCAATATGCAAAATCCCCGTATTTATAAGGACGAGGCTTGCAATTGATGGGCCTATCTCCACATGTCTGACATTTTGATGCAAATAAGACAGTTGATCTAAGTGTTATAGAATCCACAGACAAATCAATCTTATTTACCTCCTTTTCTCTTATACCAAAAATATACGGATATATAGTTTTACCTGTAGCAAAAGAAACACCTAAGATAGCACGGGAAGGCTTCTTTCCTGGTTCTTCCTCTTCTTCTGGGGTATCATAATTTTTATAAGAACAAAATTGAATTTGTCTAAACGTCATTATCCAAGGAACCGCTACAATAGGAGATTCTATTGTAACATAAAAATAATTTTGACCTATAGAATCAAAAAACTCTTCATTTATTTCTCCGAAAGCCGGTCTTGCTATGTTAACAATAACGGAATGAGATGATTCATACCCAGGTCTATCAAATTCAACTGGTACTATTCCAAGAGGGGACCATGTTTCAACATCCTTCCAAAAAGAAACACGAACGTAATTGGTAGACACAGCATCCATTATGCCATCTACCTTTCCAAGAGCTTCAAGATAAAGAACTTTGTTCTCGTCTTTATAACCTTCTATGTCCCACTCTTCTGGTCTATTAATCCTAATAAATCTTGCATTTGTCATTACATTTCTGACAAACTTCCATACCACAAATTCAGATGCGAATCCAATATTAAGCTTATCCCCCGTAGGATTGTTAAATGTAGCATTGTTCACATACCCCTCAAATTTCCAATCAGTTTCAGCTATACCGGTATCTGAATTTTTATATATCATATCTTGCAACTTCTCAGAAGCTTCAGGCCAAAATTGCTCAATACAATACCTGGGCCCGTTCTTTGATCTATACTGATTATTTATGACCGTACTGGTAGATCTGCCGGCTCTCCAATCTCCCACACCATTTATCCTTTGACTCCATCCATCTATATGAAGAATATAACTTCCAAGAAGATAATTATAATTTTGAAAGTTGTTATAATCAGTTCTTGACACAGTAGGATCAGAGCAATAACTCTCAATATAACATCCGCATGTACAAGGCATGGTATCTAATACGTATATAGCATCAGACACGGTTTTTAAAACAGATCCAGGTTGTAAATATGGATAAAACTCAGAACAAAGATGTTGATTGCCATCACCTGATATGCTGCCAGCGCTATATCCAAAAAATGCTTCCTCCATCCATTCAGATAAAGAGTCCATTGTCTCATAGTTAAACAACACAGAATACTTATTCTGATTTTCTCCTCCTGTGGTGTATAGATAATCTGTAGAGACATGTTCCATTTCACTAAGAACCTTATAGATATAATCTTCCACAAGACCTGTTATCAAAGGAACTGGAGCAGACAATATAGATTCTTGACGATGGGGAACTTCGCAGTCTCCTTCCATTTCTGGTAACCTAATATGATCAATTGGCTCCATATAATCCTGTGTTCCATCTTCTCTGTATTTGGTAGCTATATCACATATCTGTCTTTCATTGTTTCCATTCTCCTTATTATTACAAGCTACAAGACCTATATTTTCAGACAAATAATTTATCGGAGTTCCTACAATATCATCATAATCGATAATAAATCTTGATTTCCCTTTAAAAATAGCGAAATTTCTTTCCACTATAACAGTTTGACCTACGGTAGCCGGGTTATTACACTCTTTCTGTTCTTCATCTATAACAACCGCATCGTCGTCAATCAATACCCCATCTCCTGCCGTATTGCTATACTGCCATACATATTCCCTTTCCACTCCTGAACAATTCGGAGCATATGCGTTTATAGACTGGTATGGGATACTGTCTTTGTTCATTTCCTCTCTTGCCTTATCAGAAGGTGGGGGAATAAGAACAAACGCTGGAGTTTTATAACCGGTAGATGTCTTAAACGATATAGAAAACGGATATACTTCATTTCTCATATACCCCACATACAACGAACATGCATTACCATCCTTATACAGATCTTCGTGGGCTACCGATGCCTGCCATTTTAGGAAATGCCCCATAAGAGAAACTACAGGTTGTAAATTCCACTCTTTTTCAGCAGTAAGACCATACTGCAAAAGACGGTTTCCAACCGATACTATTCCTCTCGATGTATTATATATGGCTCTTTTTAAAGAAATATGTTCAAATGTTGTCCTTTTATTATTAAGATCAGAATAATAGTATATAGTCTTCTCTGTAATAGGATGAATACCTTCTATGAAATAATCAACTACAGGTTGTGTTTCGCCATTGTATCCTACAGTGTTTTGAATAACAGCTACCTTGTAATGGCTAACTTGCCTATCCAAATTAGACACCTTAAGTCTTATACCAAGATTAGTTCTTTCTCCCCATTTCCCATCATTGATTCTAATATATTGTTCATCGAATACATGCACAGGATTAGTCAATGAAGTATAGTTAGTTTTCTCGTTGCCAAATTCATCACACAGAGCCACAGCAAACTGATACACGCCCGCGCGTAGGCTGCCCCCGTACTCTATCTGTACCGGCTCTACACATGGCTGATCCAGCAGCGGAAACACCCTAAGTTTCTCACACGCCAGAAAACAACCATTCTCCTGCATGAATTTATCTCTGTCATATTCTTTATCGCATATCTTATACCCATGATAATGATACCATATATCACCTTCATCATCAGGAGTAAGGGCCTTGTCTACAATAACATACCTGGGAGGATTATAGTCGTCAGTCCAGTAAATGCATTTCCCACATTTCTCTGTCTTTATTTCTATGGTTTTTATAGGATGATAGATAGAGAAATTGAGGCACGAATCTTGCTCGTTGTCTTCCAACAAGGTTTTCATGCCAGAGCACAACGACTCCGATCCTTCTACCATAGATTCTATATCGGAGTCGGATAAGATACTTGTATCGGATTCAGGCTTGAAATAAGTTATCTTAGATACGCCCGTTTCAGGATTTGTTATAAAAAAATAGATATTGCCTGAAGTAAGATCATTCTTATAACCAATAACCTTAAACCCATCGAAATCAATACATTTAAGGTTACTGTGCTCGTTAGATCTCATCCCAACATTACCATCCTCGGATTCTATGTTGGCATTCAAGGCAAACGTATAATGCTGATCCGTAAGACTCGACGGATGCAGATCGCGGTTCATACCTGTTTGAGGAACCGCTATGTTTCTGTTATCTTCTGATGCCATCTTTGTAACTGTTTGTCACAAAGATAGCAAAAGAGATTTAATCATGGGCTTTCAAAGTGAGCGTAAAATGGCAGATAATCACCTTGTCACATATCTTTTACCCCTAATCAAAACAGTGCCATCACCACCAGCTCCAGCATAAACCATAGAGCCTCTGACGCCGCCGCCTCCGCCGCCATAACCTCCACCTCCTTTACCAGATCCGTTTGTTGATCCTCCTGTGCCAGATCCTTCACTGTAATCAGATATTCCTCCTTGGAATACTACTCCGGTGTTAGTTTCTCCACTCCCACCACCGGCATTTCTTTTACCGTCGGATTCTCCAAAATCTCTGGTGGTATGACCTTGACCTTTGATTACTCCATACTCTTCTCCATTAGTGTCTCCACCATCCGAAGCACCATCTTGTGTATATGATGAACCGCCGGCACTACCACCATCTCCTCCCTTCCATTTATTAGCTCCCTTTCCTCCATTTGCTCTATAAGACGAGTTCATAAATTGAGAGTAACCCCCATCTTTACCAGGGAAATTTTGTTCAGCTTGATAAACTTTTGCTCCTCCTTTTCCTACTGTTATAGAAATAGATTGACCTGGTTTTACAGCAATAGCCTCTCCGTCTTTCCAACCTTTGCTATCAGATTTGAAGGTCTTGGTATAACCACCTCCACCGCCGGCAGAGCTACCGCCACCTCCGCCTCCAACTAAAAAAACGTCTACGAGAAAACAGCCATCAGGAACTATCCATGTGTAATTCCCGGCTGGATAAAACCTTATAAGAAAGTCTTCAAGCTTCCTATTTTTATCAAAAGAAAAACGACGCCTCATAATATATCAGGAATTACCCCCCCCCCTATATATAATAACTTATTGTAAATCATATAATTATATTTAATATAAATAATCAAACAAATACAAAGAAAGAATCATTGCGATACATACTACCCCTCTCTGTTGCAGAAGTAATACAATCAACATCTTCATCTGCATTATTAATAAGATCTCTCATTCCATCGTATCTATTAGAAAACATAAAAACGTACCTCTGGTCATTTATCTGAAACTTGTATATAATACCCTGTTGTTCACTTGTAGGATACGGGTCAAATGTAATCCGTATTGACATTGGTTCATAACCGGTAGAGGTGCTTGAAAACGAAAAAGAAACTGGACTCTGGGTATGAATATTAAAAGCCGTACCTTCTCTAAGTTGATTCAGTACACTATTTATCTTATCCTGGCTAATTGTATCGGATTTGACTTTATTCATTAAATTAAATAATCTGATTTTATCTCCAGGTTCTATTTCTGTTTTTACACAATGATAAATAGCTCCATTACCAGATCTTTGTTCTTCAAAATATCTTCTCCTACTCACGATAATACTCCTTTCTGTAATATTTCAAGAAACTAAACCCTTCAGACTCTCTTCTAAATATACCAGGTTTGTTCCAGTCATTTTCAAGATCGAAGGCCTCTCTTTCAAATACGATATTGTGATATGCTTTCTTGTGATTCCGGTATATACACAATCTTATTAGGTATTCAACCAGATACCATACATAGTACAAAAATACCGGGATAGTAAGCAGCCACAACATCCACCATCCTGCATGGCCGTTAAGACCAGATACTAATGCTATGATTGAGATGATTATAAAGCCCGTAGAAAACAACGCCTGATATTGATTACAATGCGTCCCTTCATGATATTCTGCCTTTAATGATATGGCATCACGTTCGGTAAATACGGCTCCAAACAGCATAATTGTTTTATAGCCGTCAATGAACGTAAACAACTTAGCTATCTTAGAATTGTAATAGATTTTCATTTTCCGAATTTAATTTTGTACCAGTTACACAATATCAAAAATTCAATAGGTGAATTAACACCATCCCATTCCCATTTATCTAAATAGGCCCTGAGTTTATCTCCTTCAACGCATTCGGCTTCTTGCAAGAAGACAAGATGAGGCATAAATAACTCCGATCCTTCCAAAGACTTATTAAAGAACTTAACCAGCCTCTTATTAAATCCAGGACCGTACCATGATTTTTCATTTGTGGATCCAAGACAATAATAAGAATTATTCTTAACCTTAATACCAAACCATTTACATATGTATGGATGATATACTCTATCTGCTAAGAATATAAATGGTTTATACCATAGGCAATGCCAGAATGTACTGCACTCGCCTCCAAACTTCTTAAAAGCCCATCTGAACCCTCCAGAGAAGTACCAATTGTTAGCTCCTCTCTTAACCTTAACTTTGTATTTAAGATTCTTGTTACGATTACTAACCCTATCCCACGGCTTAACCTTATCAGTGTCCATATCAGGAAGAAATGTCCAATGATGAAGCAAGGCGCTGTAATAAGGATTGTATATCTTGTGTCTGTTTCTAATAACGTACTCAAAAATATCGTATCCTGCTTGCCTGGCTTCTTCAAATCCTTTTTCTGATAAGAAAGCTAATATCGGAGCCAGATTCCAAATCTGATCTTGTGAAGTGAATGGAGAAAAGCAAGGGTCTTCATCTTTTAGCTCTATACCATTAGTGTACCCGGAGCTTATTTTGGAAAGACCAAATTTGTTTGCGTCTTCACCATGTATGTCATCTCTTAAGAAAAATCCTTTTTCGAATTTGAAATAAATACCTTTATTGCTATTAAAAAAAAAGATCATAAGTAGTATCAGCAAGACGGGTAAGCACCAGTATGGCATTACGAACATCATCTTCTGTCTTGTTACCAAGAATCATTTCCGTATAAAGGAACTGAAGATAATAAGCCAGGTTGATGGTACCGTCTCCCACCCAGCCTGCCCCGTCCTTCACCGACGACAGTGGGATGCACGAGGCCTGCTCTGTGTAGCTGGAATCATAAACGAAATCCCGGTAAAACACCTCCTTAATCCTATTGTATTTATCCCAAAGACCTTCCATATCTTAACCTATAACAATAACACAATCACGTTTTTCCTTATTATAAACCATCGTACCCATCTTAGTGTACAGACCTTTTATATTTTGGTAATTGGTTTCACCATGAGCTGAAACGTTGGTAGTAATGCTATCGGAGTAAACTTCTTCGCCACCTTCGTTAATGAAATTAAATCCTTGTTTAACCATCTCTCCTCCAAGGTAGGCTGTAAAAGACACAACAACATTTCCTCGCCCTCTATTTCCATACCAATTACCATAGATGTCGGCATTGATATTAGGTTCCGACTCGTCCATGCCCGGCGCTGATAGCAAGGTCTTCATCTTAATAAGCGCACCTTCAAGACCGGACTGCATGTTATCACCACCATAAATAAGGTAATCACCTACCTGTTGTTGGGTGGTAGCCCACTGCTTACTCCATCCAACATACTTATTATCCACATTTGATATGCCTGTATTAGTAAAACCGGTTGCCGTATCAAAATCGGAACCATCTTCCGATTCCCATCCGTACCTAAGAACAAGATAATCGAACTCAGGAATTACAACAACCTGCTCTCCGGCAGCTTGTGTGATTGTAACGTTCTTACTCTCTCCACCAGCCATTACCTTAGCTACACCTCTACGATCTTCAGCTACTGGATTCGGTCCGGCTGTGAAAAGGATGTTTGCCGGTCCCACGCCTCTCATTTTGTCGGCGGTTACTATTTCGCTTGCTTGAACTTCTAACATTTTATCTCATTTTAAATATTTCAAATACATATATCCAACTCAACAAAAATACTATCGGGCAGTACATTGTTTCTATCAAACTCGCCTCTCCTTTAAATTGCCTGATTGACCAAACAATCATAGATACAATAACACCAAGCAAGTATATAAATAGAACTACTTCCGTCATACCAATTTAAGTATATTATCGATTACAGGATACGCTTTAGTATATATCTCAAACTCAGCACGGCGCCGTCTAAGAGGTTCGTACATGCCTTTTAATGTCATACCCATCATCTTAAGTTCGGTCTTAGCATTTTTCAGCTTAACCAGATCTTGTTGTGCATACAACTTAAATAAATCGGCTGCACCCTGAGCTTCGGCATTATACATCAGTTCCTCAAAGAATCTCATCTTTACAAAATTATCGACATAATCCAGGACCAGACCCTGCGGCGTGTCTGGTATGATTATGTTAGATTCTCCGTCAAAAGGAAGAGACCGGTACTGCATGTAAATAGGACCATCGAAATTAGCATACAGGAATCCGTTTACGATATTTATCTCATACGGACTATCCTTTACTACCTTATTCCGGCATTTACTTAAACAAGAATCACGAAGCATAGGCTTAGCAAGACCTAACATTACCGGCCGGTCATAATAGCAACGAACTTCATGATCGCGATCGTGGGTGTTGATATAAAATTTTTCAACTATCACTTTCTCGCATTCTTCTTTACAACATTCATCGCACGAACACCATCTATAACTTCTTTCAGTGCGTTCTTTCCACGCTATTGTATTTTGAAGCTCTGGTATCACCTTATCACCTTCCGGCACCTCATATCCCTTGAAATCGCATTTAAATGCCAGAATAAGATCAAAGTAATCTCCCGGCATACGAGCCTGTCCTCGCTTGACGTCCACTACCGCCTCTTTGCGCATAGTAATATCGCCTCCAAACTTCTTCAGGGCGATCTCTACCCATTTATAGATGGATACCTCATCTATCAGATCACGTTTGTCAAATGATCTTAAAGACGATTTTAACTCTATGATATAATCTTCGACTGTCATTACTTTTAAAAAAAAATGGAGGACAGGAAACGAACCTGACCTCCACAAAGATATTAATAATCTGATTAATGTCCTATTTTTCTGTTTTAAAAGTTAGGATCTTCAAACTTACCGTACTTTAGAAACGTGCTTCTACATTTCCCTTTTATACCATTGAGCGTAACTTCATATCCGGCACCAGTCATGTATATTGTTTGCTGATTGATCCTTTCACCGGAGTACTTATCCACAAAGTAAGATCGATAAACACCAAACTTATTTTTAACGATATCACTGTATAGTTCCCATTTACCCTGCCCGTTCCTGAACATGAATTTCATTTCTTCAAGAAACATACAGAGATTCTTTTCGGCAATAATGATCCCATTTTGTTCAAGCTTCTTCGCAATATCTCTAATCAACCACATGTTTTCATGATCAACCTTCTTAAATGACTCTGCAAACTCCACATCAGGACGCTGCTCTTCTATGGTCTTAATCGCCTGCTGTCTCTCTGCCTCTGCTTGTGCTCTCTCGGCTATGGCTCTATTTTTGGCATCAATCTCGTCAGCTAATGCTCTTAATGCAGACGGATAGTCTTTCGGTGTTATAGAATAGGAACCGGTTTTTCTTATAGAGGGAAGAACCTCTGATGTTACCCATCGTTTAAACTTCTTTGCAGACTCTAATTTGGAAGACAAAACAAGAGAATACAACCCGGATTCATTGATTACCCGTATGCTATCTAACTCATTGATTTCCAAGGGAGCCCAAAACGAGCCTCTCTGAAAATCAGATAGTTGCAAAAGAATGGTATCCTCTTCATCTACGTGTCTTTTTACTGGATTTTTAGGCGTAGCATAACCGAGCGATCGAGCTACATCTACAGCTACAAACCACACGTCACCATTAGGGTCCACTATAGTCCTAATGTTTCCAAACTCTGAATTTCTAAAGATTGTTACACTTCCGTTAGTTTCCGTTTCGCTGGATTTTTGCGTCAAAATAATGCTACCGTTCTTCGCATTGTTTTGAAAATTGTTTACCTTTGTCTCCATAGAACTTTGTCTATATAAAGATATTTGATTAACATTATATCCGCCCGCTTGAGAAAGTAGACGGATATGCAAAAGTAGCGATTATTCTATATACACAAAGGATGATCGCTACTTTTTTTCTACTTATTTCTATGACCTAATTCCTTGTCTTCGAAAACTCTCTTAATCTGGAAATCTTTAAACACTCTTCTTTTAGCAAGTATTTCATTGTACATAAATCGATATCTTCGTCCTTTATTCATTTTAACCCTTAACTTCTTTTTCAAGCTATCTTGTATTACAAAATGGTAATATCTTTTGGAGTCTGCAAAATCCATAGCCAGGTGGTTATAGAGGTAGCCGTTGGTGCCGAGCCTGCTCACGATGTCCAGGTCCCGCCTGACGGCAAAGCGCTGCCCCGGTATAAGTACATGGCATAAGTATCCTACGTTATCTACATAAACACCGGCATCAGCCTCTATATAATGTTCTGATACGGTTTTCCATATAATAGACAACAACCTTAAAACCTCTCCCCTGTCTCTTATCATGCCTTTCTTAAAACCATTCTTTCTCTTCATAAGACGATGGTAGTAGGCTACAAAATACGGTGATTGTATCGATGTTCTTTTCATGTCACTAAGTTTATATAAAAATGGGTCTTGGTTTCACAACTAAGACCCAAATAAAGATAAATAATATTTTGTTATTGAACAATTTGACTTTTCTGATTGGAATCAAGATTCGGATTTTCATCGACAGGAATCTGTAGCCTGAACGCTACTTCCTTTATCGTCTCTGCTACCACATACTCAATTAGCTTGATAGGACAGATAAATTCGTATTCCCATTCAGACTCGCACCCTTTAGGTGTAGGATCGCAGGCCATTAATTCCAGCGCCTTCTTTCTTCTTGTTGTAAAGAACTCTACGTTAATAAGCTCTATATGAAAATCCGGTATATAAACATAGTCGTTTTCTACATAATAAAAAGGACGCCGTTCTTTAACGTATTTAGCATACGGTCTTTTTTGTTCATTACGATACGACTTTATTTCAGCGAACTTAAAAAATATAGTGTTATCTACGTTAGTCACCTTAGTAATAGCCGGTCTAAGAGCAGAATAAAGAAGCCCTGGAAGTTTATGCTTTGACCGCATCAAAGTATTGCATAACGCAAATTCAGCATCGCAGCAAACTATCTTGTCAACTTCAATCATCTCCAGGCAAGTAACGTAAGTTAGGAGCCGGTGATCGCCGAGCAACGTCCCATCATCCCACCTCTGGGCTGTATAAGATTCGGCTTTAGTTCTACCGATATTCAATATCCATCTCCGGCTAACATGGGAGTCTTTATCAAGGGCATGAATGCCATTTACGACTCTTGATACAAATTCACCATTTGTAATCATGCTCCCCTCCTTTCTTTTGCTCTGGATTCTCTTGATTTGGCATTCAAGATCCTCATATAAATCTCTCTTTCACTCATGCCGGATATGGTTTTTATAGCATCATCCAACATAACTTTCGTATATAAAGGTTTAGGGAATCCCTTTATCTTAACCGGATCAGGAACTAACTTCGCCTTCCGATATTCATAAAATCTTTTAGAAGTTACATTAAGATAAGAAATAGCTTCCTCGCCAGTATAATACTTAGCGGGATTAGCAAGCTGCATCCATGTTTCCAAATCATTGGCTGTAAGATGATCGCATTCGCCATTCAAAAACATGGCCTTTATTTTATCACATACCGCAGCACCACTCTTACGCAGCGTCTCTGTCAGAATCTCTTTCATCTTCTTTAAAGCAACCTGTTTTAAATCTTAAAATGATAGAGGCAATGATTATAACAAGAGTTACAGCCATCAACGACCATATTGCGATGTTATGCTCAATAGGTATATTGAAATTAACCATAACCCATTCTACTGACACATTAAGCATCATACTGTAGATTAGTAACCTATGCCATATACAAAACTTAAACATTTTTGAAAAAGCTAACAGAAATAGGTCCCATGATAGAGAATGACCTAATATCGGATGCAGCCAATTAGTGATACTAAAAGGATAAAACTCATCAAAAATGCTGGCTAACATAATAACCTGCATCAATACAGGATAGTACTTCACAAACGTCACACAGACATTCCTTTGCCCTTTGCTAATAAACTTGTTGCTCATAATAAATTGTTGTTATGTTATTAAAATGGGGAAGGCGATCAGCACCTTCCCCTGGTTTTCAATCACTTTTTAGTGCTCGTCTTCTTTCTTTTCATCTTGCCTCCAACGCTACCGCCTTGGCGCATTTTAGGTTTGTCTTTCTTATCGACTTCACCACCCTGACGAGCTTTCTTTTTACAAGCCATGATACTAAAATTTTAAAATTGAATGATATGCAATATTAATCATTTTTATCCTAATAGACAATATTTAAAACAAAATATTATAACCCAAAAAAACATTCAAGGGAGAGGACTAAATCCTCTCCCTTGTTGATTATGCTGGATTAAGATTTATTTGAGAATAAGCATATTTTAAAGTACCATTTTCATCTCCACACTCAGCTCCATCTACGATAAAGTTGTAAGAAGCAGGAGATTCATTATATACATTGAAAACACCACCTTTCTTAGAGATATTTTGTTTTTCATACTGCCTAACAGTAGAGGTCCTATACACTTTGCCTTCGTAAGACACGTTTATAGTTCGTATATACCATGTAGTATCTCCATTCTCATCTCCAGAATGAACATATCCGGCTAATATTCCTCCATTAACGGCCCCGAAATACGAACAAGAGCTTCCGGATTGTCTTCTCTGGGTTGTTGTTCCGATGCTTATAGTAGCTCCTGATATCTCACGATAATTAGCATCCACCACCTTAATATCACAAGTATATATTCGGATATTTCCATTTTCATCACCAGTCCATTCGAATCCGGCAATACACTTACCGACACCAGGATTATAAGAAACATTATTCCTCCTGTATGTAGCCCAAGAGCCGCTTTTTAATACAATATGTGCCGGTACAGGCTTAACCTCAGCCTTGCCCTCTTGGTTGACTGTTATGTTGACAGTCTTCCCAGATTCATTTTGCTTCAATGTTACAGTACCACTTCTGGGAGAAGAAGAGCTGTTTGCAGACGAGATTATCATAAATGAATAATCATAACCTGACAAAACAGGACAGGATACCCCTGATGGTTTTTCTGTAACTTCTGTAACCCAACTTGGTTTAGATGATACAGTGTATCCTATCTTGCTTCCATTCTTCTTACTCTTTAACTGGATACATAAATATGAATTATTTGCACCTCCATTCGCATCGGCATTCCAAGTGCTTTGGTTGGTACTAAATTCGTAAGTCACCGCAATATCTTGTGTAATACTAAGAGTAATAGTCTTTCCAGATTCATTTTGAACAAAAACAATATCACCAGATCTGGAAGAAGATGTTGTATTGGCAGATAACGTCACCACGGCCTTCATACTTTCAGATGTCTGGTCTCTGTAATCAACAGAACACCAAGAAGGTTTTGACTTAACAGAAAAACCTATATATGAATTACTCTTAGTACTTATGATAACTTCTTCAATATCCTGAGATTCTCCAGTTACAGACCTCGACTTGCTCGTTCTTCCATCATGGAACTGAAATTCGTATGGAGCATATCCGCATTTTCCAACTTCAAGCTCGTATTTTACATCTTGATTTCCACAATCATCGTAACGAACGTATTTTACCTTATTGCTGTTGCTTCCAGATCCACATCCAACTTCTTGCCAAGAACCGTAAGATCCGCAATTACAGCAATTCCTACAACTTACAGAATATTGACGATCTATGCTACCAGAGCAACTATCACGATAAGCATCATACTGAGTATGACCTACGCAATCTCCTGTTCCGTAATAAGACCAGTCTGTACAAGATTCTCCACCTCCATTAACCCATCTTGTGTCGTTGTAAGAAGAAGAACATGGATTGGTGTCACGTTGTTGCTTCTGAGACGTACAACCGTCACAACGGGTGCTTCCGGTATCCGACCAAGAAGGAGTTGTGCTATCAGCTACGCAATCACCGTTTTTGTTAGCTACTGCCTGACCTTGTGCTTCTACGGCTTCCTGAGCCAGCCTATTTGCCTCTTCCTGACTTTCATTAGAATAGAACGGTCCACCTACCATATCTTGTGTTACAGTAAGAGGAACGCCATGTTGACATGATCCGCAATTATCTTTCGTAAATTCCTTGCTATATACGCCTACGAACCTACATTTACCTTTCTGGTTGGCAATATTCTGTCCTTGAGCCTTAACAGCTTCCTTAGCCTTATTATCGGCATCTTCTTGACTTACGAAAGAAGTAAAAGGATTACCTTCAACATCAGCTTCACTTACCTCTACTTCTGTTCCTGAATCCGGTATCTCACAGTCGTTCTTCTGGAACGTTTCTGAATAATGACCGGTCCAGCTACAAACCTTATTTCCGCCGTTTACCCAACGTTCCTGATTATGGGTTTCAGAACATTCATTGGTATCACGTTGCTTTTTCTGAGACTTACCTTCGCTACATCTAAGTTCTTCCGGTTCTACGTCTTCCCATACAGGATCGGTGCTTAATGGCGTACAGTTACCGTTTTTATTAGCATAAGCCTGACCGCCTTCTTCTACGATCCTACGAGCTTCTGTATCTGCCGCCTCTTGACTTTCCGTTGACGTAACAGGACTACCATTTACCATCTCAGCCGTAACTTCCATCTCTACACCTTTATGACAAGCCTCGCATTCGGGAACGAATCTCTTGCTGTAATGACCGGTATAGACCGTCATATCTTCGCAATTGCCTTTATTATTAGCAATAGCCTGACCTTGTTCTTTGACAGCAGCCTTGGCCTTGTTATTAGCATCATCTTGGCTTACGGTAGATGTGAAAGGAGCACCAACAACATCTTGTTCGGTTACCGTAATCTTAGATCCTACCTGACCTTCAGTACAATCATTTTTGGTAAATTCCTCACTGTATTTACCAGTCCACGTGCAATGGCCGTCCCGGTTAGCTATGGCCTGGCCCTGTTGCTCGACAGCAGCCTGAGCGAGCGCGTTAGCCGCCTCCTGGCTTTCGTATGAAGTAAAAGGACCACCGGTTACATCGTCTTGGTCTACTGTTACCTGAGAGCCTACGCCTTCTCCTTCACAATTGTCTTTTGTGAATACCTTGCTATATACACCAACAAATTGGTTTTTATCTATGCAAGTACCTTTCTTATTTGCAAGACCTTGTTTCTGTTCTTCCATAGCGGCCTCAGCCAGCGCATTAGCTGCCTCCTGGCTTTCCCTTGACACAAAAGCATCTGGGTATCCGGCAAGATCCTTTTCAGTCAAATCAACGAAGCTTCCGGTCTGAGATTCGGCATCGCAATCATTTTTCTGAACACGAGCCGAAGCCTTTCCTATAAAATAATTAGGATCCTCAATGCATTCACCATTAAGGTTGGCTTGTTCTTGACCGTTTTTCTCTATATCATCAAGAGCCTTCTTATCAGCATCTTCTTGACTTACGTCTGATGTGTATTTACCGGCTTCTACTGTGTAAGTGTAAGGCGCTCCGATAAACCCATCTTCGCAGTCATTCTTATAAAACACTTTCGACTTCTCTACATTATACCATAAATTTGTTTCACAGGTGCCGTGCTCATTAGCATAACCTGGACCTTCAGCTTCCAAGGCATCCAAAGCCTTCTGATTAGCATCCTCCTTAGAAACAGAAGAAGAGAAGCGGCCGGCTTCTACAACGTACTCTACCATAGATCCAACTTCGGTTACCTCACAATCTGTCTTTTGGAACATCTTGGATTTCCTGTCGTTGTACCATTTTATGGTATTACAAGTTCCGTGAGAATTAGCATAGTCTTGACCCTTGGCATCCAACTCAGCTTCAGCCTTTCGATCAGCATCTTCCTGGCTTATGGTAGAAGAGAACTGCCCGGCTTCGATTGTCATCGTAACCAAACTTCCTTCTTCAGTATCAGGATCGCAATCGTTCTTTCTAAACGACTTTGATTTCTTAACATTATACCACAATATGGTTATACAACGACCATGCTCATTAACCCAGTTCTGACCATTTTGCTCAATGTCTTTCATAGCCTTGTCATCAGCATCAGACTGAGATATGATAGACGTGTATTTTCCGGCCTCAACAACATACTCAAGCTCTTCCCCTTTCTCTGTTTCAGGATTACATCCTTCTTTTGTGAAAAGAGCTGACTGTCTTTTATTTCTATAAACTACCTGTTCTTTTTTTTTATGAACTAACGTATATTCTTCAGATACGCTACCGTCCCTGGAAGACACCCTTATCTTGACACTTCTGTTGGCACCAGTATCATTTTCATCAAAGTAAATATTAACCTTACTGTTAAGACCGCCTTCTTTCTTATCTATGTTCGCCCAACAATTATCTACTTTCATTCCTAATCCTCCATCTTAAATTTTCAGGATTTGTACTTACGTTGATTACCTCCGGTGATCCATCTGAATCAAGATCAATAACATCCTTGTCCAGGTGAATCTCCTCCTTATCCACAGACTCGCATTCAACTATTTCAATAACATAATCTTTTATATTACTTTCTATACTTAACTGCGTGCTTGTTTCATCACCCTCAATTTGTTCAAATTCCTTATCCAATTTAATGTAAGGAACGACCTTTCCAGGCTGATAAATAGGAATCAGTACACCATTTATAGTTATGTTCTCATTAACTTCATTCCCATCCTCATTGCCAGGCATGGAAACAATCATCGAAACCTGGAACGTGTCTTCAAGACCCGGATCACCAGGGAAACCATAATCAAGCCTAATATCATTGACGTCAATATTAAGACCGGAAGCGGTAGTAAATGCTTTTATGACACCCTTTATATCTTTCTCACCCGTAATAAGGGCATTGATCGAAGCGGCGTTGGTAGTAATAAGGATCTGCTTATCTCCACCAGATATAGGGAACTCCAGCCTGCTAACCGAGACTTCTGTGATTTTAATGCCTTTTTGCCTGAAAGTAATAGCTTTCATACTTTCAGTATCGGATTTTTTCACAATTCGGATAGTGATCCTATCTTCCCTTCCTTTCCAAGATGGAGCATCGAAATTCATTTTATCACGACCGACACCTTCCTTCTTGTCCGAGGTAAGCCAAGAACCATCATCCATCTTATATATTTTCTCTCTCGACATAATTATCCTCCCTAATTTAAAGTGTCAACTCCCATTCAACTCCATCATCGACAACCACCTGAACCGTAGCCGTACCTCCTGTAGCTTCAAATGTTATGTCAGTAGGAATAACGTCGAATATCTCTTGTACACCTACACATCCTAAGCCGCAGATAATGTCCTTAAACCATTCCTCTTTAGCATATTTTTTAAGAACCTCTTTAAAGAACTCACGAAGCCAATCCGAATCAATGGATTCCTTAAGTATGGTTTCTATTATTTCCTTAAGCCAAGATTCGTGCATTTCCTCTTTCAGAATCTCTTTAATAAGCTCGATAATGGTTTCTTTATCTAACTTGTCAGAAGGCACAGAGCCATCAACGAGATTACCCCCACATATAAATCCTTTGCATTTTTCTGCCATTTCTCATCCTCCTAAATTAACAATGGAACCCATAAGAACTATTTGCCTCTTCTCGGTACACGACCCTCACTTCAGCAAATTCATCTTGTTGACACATATCCAGGCAGAACTTAACAGTACGACCCTGGACTTTATACATATCAGAAGGCACGACACCCCCGCAATAAGACACAAGCAGAATTTCTGCCGGATCTTTTTTGAGAACCACATGAGAAGTGCCGTCAAATACTTCTGTATTGACAGATCCACTTACGTTAATAGCCCTTGAAACGTATTTAGCTAAATTAGCTAAAGCTCCGTCTAAAGGCATACCATGATACAAACCAGCTTCTTCTATAGTTTCTCCATCATAGAATATGTTAGAAGAAGGAATATTGCAATGATGCGGGCGTTCGCACCCACCATGACTGCCAAAACAACCGTTACCTGTTATTGCCATTATTCAAAATATTTATTTTTTGTTTTAAAAATTCTATTTCCCTATCCTGATATTCCATACGGCATATCATTGCATTGATTAAAGCCGTAAGATCAGATTTCTGAGCCAGACTAAAGTAGCCAGCGTTGATGCCGTCAGCGCAGTACACGCAGTTCGTGCAGGTGTATCCGTCCGGGCATGGCACCGGCGTCTCGTCCACATGTGGAACATATACGTGTTTACCGCTTAAGTCCTTACCAATTTGTGCACTCTTTTCCATTTTGTAACTGTTTTTCAAGTTGTTCAACCCTTTGTTTTAGAAGCGTATTTTCTTCAACCATCCTATCCAAAAACTTATCTATGTTTTCGAAAACCAGTTCTATATTATGCATAACCTCATTATAAGGCATACCTGGAGTTAATTTGGATATGAATGTCTTGCATCCTGTATAATGAATGCAATGATCGCTTAAATGACCATACGGGCAATCGCATTCTTTTGGAAGAATTTCGCAATTGTCCGTACAGTCATTACACGGATCAGACCCGATACAGATATTAGATCTCAGAATATCAGGTCTGTCATCTTTACAAGTGTTACAATTCATGACTTTCTTTTTTTTGGTGCAAGATAATAATTTTCATTCACACCATCACAATAAGAAGTCAATCAATGTATTCCAAGCGGTTAGTGCTGCCTTTAAAAACGTATCCGCATCTGTTTTCTATCTCTACATCGGTAATAGGGAGAATAGCATCTTTGCCATAAGTAAGTTCACATTTTGAAATAAAATTTACTATACCTTGATAATTACCATGAAATTCCCTTGCGAGTTTCCTGCCAGTAGGAATCCCTTCTTTATTGGTTTCAGGAATACCTATCAAGCACTTTATCCAGTTTGGTTCATTCTTGTTATTGCTTCGTATTTCGTAGTTCACGATATCAAATACAATACCTTCAAGGTTCTTGACATCGATGCTGTCCGCATCCATTTTCTTATCAATACGAATCGTGCTTGTTAAATCTCGTAATTTCATGATATTTTCTATTTTTGACATTAATGAATAACTGTCACAGTGTTTTAAAAGACCGAAGTAAGAAGACCAGCTTTCATTTGTAATACACTTCTTCGCGTCTTTGGCTACCCTCTTCCTTATTGTCACATAACCTTTATTGTGTTCAGATACGCCTTTGTTATTACGGTGGAAAACATACCCGCAAAAATCAAGAGGTCTATCCATGTCTGTTATAATACAAGTATGCCTTTTAGATCTTATCTTAAGCTCATACCACCAATAATTCTTAATCCTCCATTTGGCAGTATTAGCATCCTCCTTAGTATAGAAAGCAAGGAAATTATCGTCGGCATATCTCAATGAAAAGGAGCTATTCTCTTTGCGAGATCATCAAAATCTTTCATAAGGAGATGATGAATGAAAGGGCTTGTAGGGGTTCCTATAGGTAACTCTCCAGATACGAAACTTACGTCTATTACAAAATCTATAAACTTTTTATTTGAAATAAAGTTCTTAAGTACTTTTCTAAATACTTTGTCTTTTACATGGTTATAACATTTACGTTGATCTATAACCAGGCAATACTTCAAATCAAGTCTATCATAATAAACATGCTTTATCTTTTTAATAAGAGACCTTGATTTAGACGATGCTGTTATGCCAAATCCCGGCTTACAATTAAGACCATTCATATTATCCTTCTCATAATACAAAGGACCTAACTTTACTAAAACAAGATGCTGATAGATTCTGGTGGTAAGATCCGGGCTGTTTATTTCACGAACCTTACCATTCTTGTTTTCTTTTACAAGTTTGCGATATTTGATTTTGCTAACATAAGTACCATCTAAATACCATTCATACAATTTTAACGAATTACCATCAAAATCAGAATTAAAATTAACAACATCATTCTTTTTAGAATGGTTTTTAAATGCCGCTTCGCATGCTTCTCTAATATCATCCAAACTTACATCTATATAGTTTGAAACTGATTTCAGTTGTGGGCTAATGACGGGCTTACGACCGTCGCGCATCTCTATCATATTTTTATCATATAACCTCATACGCTTGTCTTTTATTGATTATCCACTCCTGGGAAAGATTAAAAAGAATATACCCAATTTTTTAGCCCACACAGGGCAAGGCCGCAATTGTTGCGATTCGTATTAGAAGTGGCGTTATTCGCATTCAGATTACGAGGCGAGCAATTGCCATTGTTCGCATTACCGCCGAAACGAGCAGCCAATTCTTTTTAACCTTTTTCTCAACCGTTATTTGCTATTTCAGAGGTCAGATCCCAATGTAAGACTTGTTAGCAGACTAACGGATTTCATTGAATAAATTTTTATTGTTTATAATGTTAACTATCTCTGTTGTCTAATGACATTGCAAATGTATGTATAATATTTTATAGCTACAAAACAATTTGTATTAGATATTTTAAATTTTTGTTTTGTAGCTATAAAATATTATATTAACAAGATACGGCTGCGCCGTGATATAGTATATAAGGCTGCGCCTTATCGCTGCGCTTATGATGGCTGCGCCATCAATGGGTTACACCCATCAAACCTGCGGTTGACTGACGTCTAATAACAACTGGGCAAGGCCGCAATAGGAGCGAGACGTATGAGAAGAGGCGCTATCCGCAGTCAGAAAACGAGGCGAGCAATTGCCATAGGACGCATAACCGCCGAAACGAGCAGCCACTCTGGACTTTATACCAACAGATGAAGCCCAGTAGCAATTGTCATATGTATAAAAACATTCTCCTGTTCCGATACTTCCCCCTTTTTTATCCCTCCATCCGGTATAAGGGATACGGTGTAAAGCATAACTATCTCCTAAATTTTGGGTAGTTGCTATCTTTTTATATTTAGATTCAAAATTAAAAACCTCACCATTATTTATAGTAGGCCTTTTCTCATATGTCCATTTCTTTTGATCTGGCTCTATATAGATATCAATAGTATTACCTATTTGAGTGACATTAGGATCATTTAAACAAGTTCCTACCTGTTCGTATCCCCCTCCACAATATCTAAAGATATCTCCAGACAAATTCATACCATCGAATAAAGACATCCTTAAAATAACTTCCAAATCAAATTCTGCTGGTTCGTCATTTTCGTCTAAGGCTGATATGGTACCAGTCATTTCCTTAAACACAATAACATTCATATGACCTTCGGCCATACTTTTGGTTCCCTGAACGCTCTTATACCAATATTTTCCTCCATAAAAATCAAACTCTAATCCTTCCTCTACTCCTGTTTCAAATGCAAAAGAAGCCGCCATCTGACTTTCCATGCACTGTTCTTTAGGATACTCTGAATTTATGAGATTAGAAAAATAAGTTTTTTTAGTAGGTTCATAATGGATAATAGAAGCACCTGTAACCCATGCTCCATACAGCCACGACTCTTCTCCCTTTTTACGGTATTTCACTCCTCCGTATTTGCGATAATTGACATCATTACCTATTCCGTTATTACTTGATATTCCGGAACCGAAAGTGTCTGGATTAACTAAGTATTTAGTACCGTACAACATTTCAAGGTATATGATATACGCATTCAAAGTCAAAAATCCACCTTCTGAAAAAGGATAAGAAGATTCTGGATCTACGTTATTAGCCCTTGAATACTTAGCTATATTGATTTGACTTACATCATTGCATCTCGGATAAGTTCTTCCATTTAAGAACATTGTACATGCGTCACCAGCTCCGGATCCAGATTTACAATTTGTTTCTCCCTCATACAAGAAAAAGAAAGATCTTGCCTTGGAGTCTACTGTACATACCGGTCCAGGAGATAAGGCTGTGGGCGGCAGCACAGGGCACGTCTGGCGCAGGTCAAGTCCGTCCAGCATAGGAACCGTGTCTGCGTCGTACACACCAGACCATATTTTCCCGCTTTTGCCAACTACCTTATCAACTACATACAGACTCTTGCTACATCCTAAGAATATGCTATAATTCTTTGAAGTAGTCTCCCAAGGTCTTAAAATCCTTACCTCTGATCCTGATACATTATAAAGTTTTTGGCTAATGCCATACTCTTCATAAAAAGCCTTGGCGTCAAATGCTCCGGCATCACAATACTTATTTTTATGACCGTTATCCAAATACAGTTCCACATCACATTCGGCTCTCATTTCCTCGGTTATGCCTACCGTAGGAGCAAAATCTCCATTTTCAAATCTAAGGAGATTGTTCTTACGAAGCTTTCCAACCGGACGCACCTTGTCTCCGGTATTTTGAGTCATGTCTATAAGGTAAAAATCCCAAGAAGGGAGAAGGCTTTTGTCGCCAACTGATTCCGTGGCTTCTGGAGGAAGCTGGTCCTCATTCCAAGCGGATGCCGATCCTGAAGCACCTTCTTTAAGAACGTTGAAAGTATTACCATCAGACAAAACAAAAGGCTCAGATTCCTCCCCTTTCTTCGATAAAAACTTTTCCCTTTTACCGACTTGATTAACGACGATGCTCTTTTTAGTCTTATTCCCTTCATCAGAAATAGTGTAATTCAAAGCCGTATCAAGACCTTCATTTATTTCAGAAAACACCGACACCAGTTTATCATTCTCACCTTCTGTCGGATTAAATTTTACGTTGCTCATTTTCAAAAATCAAATTGACATTCATCAACAACGGGCTCGCATTTGGTATTTTCATTAACCCATTTCATGCCCTCTTCTTCCAGTATCTTCTTAGCCTTTTCATTGGCATCATCAACGCTAATGAAAGACGTTACGGTACCGGCGTATATCCTCCTGTATTTCTCAGGAGCCTTCCATCCTTCCTTACAACGTTTACTAAACCAACCATGTTGATCTTCGTTGTAATAAACGGTTTTACATACTCCAGATTCGTTAGCGGCAGCCTGCCCTTCTTGCTCAAGAATCTTCGCAGCTTCGTAGTTGGCTATTTCGGTACTGAACTTAGACCATACACGCCCGGCCTCTACCACGTGATGTGTGGGTTGTTCTTGTTTTTGACCATCAGGACAATCATTTTTAAAGAAATCACCCTCCTGTCTTGTGTTATAATAAACCTCGCAACAGCCACCTACTTTATTAGCATACAACGGACCTTCTTTCTCCGCAAACTCTTCCGCTTTCCTATCTGCATCATCCTGGCTTATATCCGAACAAAATTCAGCCTCATGAACGATAAACGTTTCTTCAGAACCAAGATCTTCCGGACAGTCCGATTTCTTGAAAGCTTTTCTGTATTCTTTGTTGTAATACATTTTTTTCATGGCAAGATCTTATTAAGTTCTTCTTTAAATTTCTGAATCTCGTCCGGGCACAACCCGCATTCCCCCTCACATACGATTCTTCTCATACGATCTATTTTAAGAACCATATCCATATCAGGCTTAATACCTACCTTATACTTATGATATTGTAGATACTGATCAGCCTTACATGCTATAAAACGATCAGCACACTCACATAAGTAAGATGAGGGGAAAAGAATTTGCTGTGTACTTCCGGTAGCTGACATATCATTTCACGGTAAAATACCTGGCATATTCTTTGTTTATGTATTCAGAATAAGTAGCAAGATCATCAGGATCCGGGCACTCGTTCTTCAAATTAACAATCCAGCCTCTTACCAGCTTTTGAATATCAGCATACCTTTTACTTACACCTCCTACAAACCTGAACTTGCGATGAAGGTCTATGATTTTCTTGTCCAAAACAGCAAGTTCATCATATTTCTGAATACAAGCCGCATTAGAATCAGCTTTAGGTGTCGTATTCGACTGAGGCTTTATAGCCCGACTTTTATTAACAGAAGCAATGTTGCTTCTTCCACATCCGCATCCCATAATTCACTTATATTTAATTAATTAAATTTTGCAACCACAATTTTCACAATTATTGAGAACGTAAATCAATTTAGATGCTTTTTCATATAATTGTTTTACGTTTTCAAAATTCCCTAATCTCATATTGGCTTCAGCCGCAGCCAGCAGAAACTCTATTTCTTTTATTTTGTCAATAACGTCATCATCCTCATGATCACATAACACAGTTGACCTGGCCCATATCTTATCTATGTTAAGACGGATCAGATCTGTTTTTAAATACTTTCTGTTAAATGAATAAGAGGAAGGACTGCCTTTGATGGTAATATCGTATATACCATCTTTTAGGTTTTCAAAATCATTTCCACGACCAGGATTTATGCCAAGGGTCTTACTATTGAATACATTCAACTGATTCTTACCAAGATAATAAACATACTTATTCTCATCTTCAGGTGGTAAGATCTCTATAATAGCCGGCCTGTCTGCCAATATCCCCCATTCCGACTGATCAGCTATACGAAGTGTTTTAGGATTGTTGGTACTTATAACCTCAAAATCAAGATGGATATTATTCATACTCTCTTCCCATCCCATTCTGGTAAGGGAATCATCGTATCTGGCTGTTATATCAGCTCCCTCTACTTCAGTACTATTAACACGTACCTCGGTACCATTTATCTTGACTCCTACTATTTGGGCCACCAACGACTTAGCCATACCAAACATAGGAACAATGATTTCCCCGTTATAATCAGTTCCTTCATTTGGATACTGCACTACCTCCGTCTTGTACAGACCGTCATTTCTTCTGGCTACTATTCTAATAACCATCTGATTTTCCACATCGTAGTCGGTCATTACTATCCTGACATAGAAAATGTTATTTCTTATCTGTGGTAAAATATCAATGTAATTCATTTCCTTCTCTTTTTCTACAAAGATATAGAAATGAAGCGATAAAACGCAACACTGACGTATATTGTTATGGAGAGCAAGAACCCTACCCGCACATTCGAAGATCTATTCCGTATTCCCGGAATATGTCGTCGAAGGATATATCTTCGTCAGAATAATACACTTCGCATATCTTACGGTACTTTTTCAATGCCGAAACATATAAACTTAGCATGTTCTTGCTTTTTACTTTCTTAATGGCTTTTGTGATAACTTCTTCAGTGGAAGCACTCATTACGATATTATTAGCAAAAGTTCTGATATTGCAACCAAATCTTTCTTTAACCCTTTTCCTAAACTCTCGATACAGAGTTAATTGTTTGTTTGATCTTAATCCATTATTTCTAAGTCTATTATTCAATGACTCAACGGCTTTATCAGAAAAACATGTGCGATTTTTTCCTTCTCTATCCACATATTCAGAAAACCAGAAATGGAGCGTTGTGGGATTCTTCATAATCCTATTAATGAAAGAATCAATGATGTAAGTTCTAAGATTTCGTTTATGAGCATGGCAGGCAGCTATTTTCTCCTCCCTATTTAATGACATGTCAAGACAACGAAAAACGCGGCAACTTTCATCTATGAAATATTCGGGGTGTTCTTTCTTAAATTCCTCACGATAAGCCTTGTATCCTACTTTTCTAAGGTGAGTTATCTGTGAGTTTATATAGAATCTAACACACCTGTTCTCGGTCTCCTGAACCTTTGTACTATATGGAACTGATCGACGACCGTATATAAGATAATCGTACACCATAGCATCCACAAAATCATTGTACGGAAAATAACGACCAAATCCGTAGTTCCAAACAATAAAACAACGCACTCGATCTTTCCAGTAGTCGGTGATTACAAAATTACTGCTATGTCTTAAATTGAACTCTTTTTTAAAGAAATGACCTGTTTTGCTATCATAATTAAGATTAAAATACCTTAAATTTCCTAAACATTGACCTTCCGGTCTACGCACTACATTATAGCTAAAATGGTTATACTCATTGCGTATAACCTCTAAAGGTGAGACCGACTCTTTCTTAAGAAGTCTGTCGTGAAGCTTGCGCCCGTCTTTTATTTCAATTATATTTACGCTCATATTGTATTTATGTTTTGGGCAAATATAGCAAACCAGTTTGCTTGCTCCAAATTTTGATAAAAATATTTTATCCTGTCCTTCGTTTGAGAAAATAGGGGGCAGGTTTTTTTGTTTGCACCTATACCATATCTCAAAACGTATCCGTATTTCTATACTCGGATCGTAACACACTGAGCATCAGGGTGGACCAAGTTATCTTGAATAAAAACAGTCCCGATTATATCGTTCCCGCTTTTATTATTCATTCCCTGAATTATTATTCATCTTGTTTTAATTAATTATCATTTATTCATGTTATTTTAACTTTTAAGACCTTATTATTTATTCCTCATAATATGGAGTGACTGAAACCGAATCGACCGAAGGGAGTGAGGTGAAGGAGCGTATTGCCCTATATGTTGTTTGGCTTATTGTTTAATCCTTTAAGTGAACGAATATCGTGACCGTAGGGAGCGATATGAGAGAACGTAGAAATATTGATTTAATTCTTTAGTGAATTTATGCCGATTTAAAACCATGAAGTAGCCAGTGGATAAGCGGGCAGGGCAGATAGGCGAGGCTGTAGTGTGTCGTGGCGCAGGATAGCCCAGGCAGCAGAGCAGGCTCCTTCAGACCGCAGCACGAGGCAGGCCGGGTAGGTTGCAGGGTAGGGATTGCCGTTGTAGGATAGGACTTCAGGATAGGCGTAAGACAGGCTTTGTCCGTCTTACCTCAGTGGCTTCTCACCATATTCTATAAAATACACCCATACTCAAACAAGGAGAAAAACCGTCTTTAGACAATCCGTATCCGGCGGTGATTCCTAATCCCCACCGTCTACTTTTTTCGTATATTATTTCTCTTTTGTGGTAGATTGTCATCGTATCTAAATTTGGTCGGTACCCACTTATTACCGCTCTATAATCATCTGTCTGATACGTTTTTCTCTGTATTGGTATATTGATATAAACAGTGTCTTTTATCGTATCTTTTTTAACTATAGCATCCATAGGGAAAGGTATTTCTACCTCCCCTACGTCAACTATATACTGAGGAACAGGAATAGGTTGGATAATGGTATCTATTACCGTATCTATTTCTATATCGTGTATTATTTCTTTCTTCTTGCATGTTTTACCAAACAAGAAAGATATAAAACACAGTAGAAGAACTCCTAACACATGACTGACCCTCATTTTTTGCAAACACATTTCTTACCCTCCTTATCTTCAGCTAAAAGTTCTTGTATATCACCGTTGTTAATACCTTCTTTAAGCTCTTCTCCGAATGGAACTTTTTGCCACCAACTTACTTTACTAAAGAAATACTTAACGCCTTTTACTATCATCAAATCAGGTGCAAGATCTCCGAGGCGCTTGAATGCCATCCCACCGTATAATATTAAGGCAAATATTGTAATCCACTGAAGAAGCATATCTATAAACTCTGGAGATTTATGTCCTCCCATAGACATAATAAGATCCATTCCGGATATGGTAAATAACCCGAAAGAACAGGCCGCGAACTCAAGAAGGATTTTCAAAACTCCCATTTCGCTTATGCATGTCAATATCTTAAAAGGCCTCTTTCTCTTTCTTCGGATATAGCAGTGTTTGATACTTTTTATAGTAGCTAACAAAAGATTTATAGCTAATATAAACAATATAGAATATATAAGGTGGTGAATCTCCTGGAAATTCATCCACAACGCTGATAATCCGGAAATGAGAAAAGCCCAGAAACTTTCTAAATTCATCCTTCCTACAAAACGATAAGCCATATTAGAACATAGTTACTTTCTTGCTACTTCCAAGAGAGTCATATACGTCAATATGGACCCAATTGGTACCTGATTCTAATCTAATGGGACAAGGAAGTAAATCCTGCGACTGAATTATTTTATTCCTTGTCTCTTCTGCCGTCATACCCTTGGCATCGAAATCGATAGCTGCTCCAAGCATATGAGGACTGATATACAACGACCCTGATACGGTTTTAGATTTTACTATATCCGAGATATTGTTCCTAAACCCACGCTCATCAAACCTTCCACCCGACTTCCAGGTATTAACCGTCATCGGAGTTTTTAAGATGTCTTTCCTTAAAACCAGTATCGTGTGAAGCAATTCAGTTCTTAAATACCTCCAGCAAAGATCTTTGTCTCTATCGTACTCTTTAGGACCAACTAATTCAACAATACTAAAATACTGACTTAATTCTTTTATAATATCTTTTCTTTCCATAACTTAACCTTTTTCACAAAGATAATCAGAACCTTACCGAATATGAAAATAAGTAGGTATTGGATTAAAGAAAAACCCCTGCATAAATAAATATACAGGGGTTATCCATAACATTAACAACAAATCACGACCTAAACAACCCTTACATATCCGGCTGATACAAGATCAGCAAGATTCTCGTAAGCCAAAGGGATGCCTGAATCTCTTATGCAAAGATACTTAATTTCTTTGTCAATGTAATACTTTCCATTCTCTAAAATAGAATTATATACCCAAGGAATAGGATCGTCTATCGTACCTGAATGTTTTTCCTGAACAACCATATACAAACTTTCGGTTCCACCTCCCTGACCAGGAACCCAGTCGGCTTGGAGATTATGATTTTGCCTTACTTCAAACAGGGTCCAATCCAAATCCGAAGGTTTGTTCTTGCTACGGAAACGTTGCCCTTTTACAACAGCCGTACCCATAGGAAGACCTTTGTCGCCGTAAACTCCATCCTTATCCCAGATAGGGTACAATCCCTTTATCTTAAGAGCAAGATTCTGGTCGATGTTTTCCAACATAGCCGGCGTGTTGATCATCGCCCTCATGTACATAGCTGTAGCCTTCTCCGGATCATTGGCTTCAAGGATCTTGTTTTTTTCTATGATCTGATCCTTTGTCCTTACCAACTTCTCAGGATAACCTTCATCTACTTTCATAGACTCAACTTCGCTCCTATCGGTTTTAGAAGCTATTTCCTTTTCTATAGCAGCAGTACGATAGTTGCACTCAGATTCATATACATGCATTTCATTCATTGCCGTATTAGCAATATCAAGCTCGTATTCTGAATCTGCTACGGATACGGTATATATCCCGCTTCCTTTTGCTACATCAATATCGTTTTTAACCTTCTGCCTCATGCTACTGTTATACCATATCTGTTTACCATCCAGACTATAAGAACGGACAGCATCAGAATAAGCATATTCCCTGGCCTCAGAAACTTTCTTATCCTTAGCCTTGGCGAGCAACTCCTCTTCAGTTGGTCCAGGAGGCTCCGGGTCAAGCTGCATGGCAATAACTTCTTTCACACTCGCATCAGGATTGTTTTGATGGAATTTTTCTTGATCGGAGTCAAGTTGAACCCATTTACCATCTAAGAAATCTTGGTAAGAATACCCTACTTCGTAAGAAGAGGAGTCCAACTCGTATCCTTTCCAGTAAAAACCTTTTACGTTTTTATTTACATAAAGCATACTTTATCCTTTCTATTAAGCTTGTTCACCTACTCTGATAACCAACTTATCATTGATATACCAGATACTTAATTCTATAAAACTATTTTTAGGTATCACTACGCTATCGCCTGACATACTCTGGAACTGTCCAGAGGTAGGAAGCGGCTGTGTGATGTCCGTGCCGGTGGTGTTGTTAACCCGCACCTGCCACTCCCTCCCAACATACTCAGAAGATACGGTCATAGACAGATTCGTAGCAGAAGCGACGTTGGCTATGATATTATGAGCACCTTTTGGTAAATTTGCCAATGTTGTAACAACCTTAGGGGGCATAGCCATAAAATTCAAATAAGACAATATCGTATTAGACAACGTAACCATATTGTTCATAGCCTCATATGTCTTATCTTGAATAACAACAAAAGTCCCCACCTGAATTTCTATATCATATTCAGATGCGCCTACCGCTGAGTCGGTATTAGCAAATGAGGCAAATACTATTTTTAATTTAAAATTATTTTCAAAATCATTACCTTCTAAAAAATAATTCAAATAATAATAATCACCATCTAACTTACCTAATGTGATATTGTTGTTGTATGCATCCAAAACTTTTGCAAACGAACTTTCATCAAGAGTTCCAGAAGTACTGGGAAATATGGATAGATCAAGATAAGTCGAATCTACCCCGGTACTTACCATACCAAGCGGTTCAAGCACCTTGCCACCACCTTCTTCAGTAACCAAAATATATTCGTTATACACGTTTTTAGTTTCTGTAGATGCCACATCGTCTTTTACAAGATACATGACATTATCCTTCGCTTCTTCAACAGTAGGAAGTTTGCTAACAATTTGCTTCTTCCACCCTGCCGCCGAAACAGCATCATCTATGTACTGTTTTGTTACATGATCTCCCCATGTCATATTACTAAGAAGAGTCTTGCTACCGTCTTGACTTCCGGCAGGGGGAGCCGGGATAAGGCCTCCTTTGCCCGACTCTGAGCCTGTTCCAGGAGCAGCCTGCACCACATTCTCAAGTCTGGAATCAACCTCCTGACCTTCGAATTTACTGTTATAACCGACTTCTGCCATTTTTTATTTCTTGTTAATTTTATCCAACAATTTCTTGATCTGGTCTACGATGTCCATCACCGCGCCAACCTTGTTTTTTACGTCCTCAACCTTCTGATCAATCTTAGAATCCAAAGCCTTTAAACGGTCTTCGTTTTTACGATACACTAAATACAGGGCTAAACCGATGATTGCCATCGTAAGGATATTAGCCAAAACGCATCCTATTATTATCTGAAACATGATGATTATATGGTAGATAACGCTACCACACGCTTTAATTATTCAACTTTTTTACAAATATAGCAATTGTCCCAACCATAACAAGATCAAAGACGCTCGTCATTAACATCAGACACCCATTCTTTAGATGAAAGAACAGATTCAAACTCAGAAGAAGGGCTGTCATATACCGGATACGGGTATTGAGGTTCGTCATCAGCCTGCATGTCTAAAGACTTAAATAGAAGGTCATAATGTTCTACGTGTAAAATAACTTTAGAACCGTCTACGCTCGCTCTTGGGCTGTCTATTCCTAATTCACGTCTCTTTTCTTCAGATACGGAATCATATACTTCTTTTGGTATGATAATGAATTTCATATTACTTTGATTTTAGGATTTGTAAATAGTTATATGCTTTGATACAGTCGTCTTTGGAAAGAATCTGATTGTTATATATGCCTAAGTTCTTAAAAGCTATTTGGGTATAATTGTTTAAGTTAAATCCTATATTCAAACTTGATTTAACGATCTCAAAATTTTGATCTACGGTATATTCATACTCAACCCAATTTCGATCATATAATCTACCATCTGAGCAAATAGCATGCAATGATTTAGTTCCAAAACTTTGTAAACTACGTGGATTATTAATAGATATAAGCAATCCATTAGCAGTGTTATACAGATAAACATTTTGAGCTTTTACAATGCCACAATTGATCTGAACATTTGATAACAATTCCCAATCTCCAACAATCGTCCAATCTTCGTTCAATGTAAAAGCAGCACTTCGAACCTCATCATCCACCCCATCAGTAACCAGGTATCCTTCGTATTCGGGGATTTGCTCTATGGTGACAACATGATCAGGATCAAAATCTTCTGCAAATTCTACAATCAATTGTCTAATTTGAGATGCGGGTTTATTTAACATGTGTATCCCATCTGTTGTTATATCTATGTATCCTGTTGTACCAATCCACCCCCATTTAAATTTTACACCATCCTTTAATCCTGTTACTTTGACTTTTATATCATAGCTTAAATCATTTTGTTTTGGTGCAATTATTAAATTGTGATCCCCTAATGCAAACTTTGAAAAAGACAAACTATATTTAGACGAATGCTGAACTGATGGATATAATTCAAATGGAGTTTTATACAACCCATACCCACTCCCTTCTGCAAACCCAAAATTCGACAGCACAAGATTATTATCATTGCCTGTAATGTTGGCAATAGTAGCACGATCTTCGTCCTCGTTGGTTTTGCCGGTGACAGTCCATGCCTGGTAGGGGAAGAGCCAGGGATAGGTTTTGATGAAGTAGTCTTTGATCTTGGTTAGCTCTTCTTCGGTGGCATCGTGGTCGAGGATGACGAGCTCCCAAATAGCAGCATTGGCATAATTACTTAATTGGCCAAAATAAGTTTTACAAATACACAGCTTATTAGTAGATTTAGATGTTCCTTTTTTTATTATTTGACCATTGTAACTACTTGATGTTTGCCATGTAATAGGGTTATTATCATCAATATATACATCTGTAAAACTATTATAAGATCCCGTAACGCTATTTACATTTTCATCCTTTCTATATTCAATTAAAAAAGCGCCTTCATCATTTGTGTCAAGATTTGATATTAAAGGTCTTTTATATTGAGTTGCATCATATCGTGTTATCCAATTCCTCAATGCAATAATACTATATCCTTTTTCTTTAGGCAATAATGGCAAGTTGTCACATCCCGCCCAATCGTCTACTCCGTCAAAGACGAGTGCACCGGGGTAGAGGGGAAGTTGTTCGATGGTAAATGAACCTTGCTTATTAGATATAGTTGAGATATGTATATAACTGCCTTTAAATTCAGGGTATGCAAGTATGTTTACATAGCCGTTAGCTGGCAATCCAATCTTTTTAGTATTGCTATCATTATAAAATACAAAGGCGAGATCTCCATCTTCATAAGTAGATGTGACCTTCAACCAGTGATTCTTATTTATATCCCAATTACTTATATGAATATAAATAAGATTGTTATTATAAGTAGAATTTCCAACACTTACACTAACTGAGGTAGTCGTCGTAGACATAGAAATATCTGGAATGCTTGGAACATTGTTTCTCCATAAATTGAAATTCATTTCATATCCCCCAACCCCTGACATTCCCTTCCAAGAGAAGTTTTTCAACTGTATATCGTGTCCGTTACCCGTTTTATCAACCCATACAGGATTGGCAGCCATCTGTTCATTAGTAAGACCTAATGCTGAATAACGAGCTACAATTCCTTCTATATCAGGAAAAGAATCCACTCTACATGGTAAGTCCGATATCATTTTAGCATACTCTTTAAAAGGTATGGAAGTAGGTACATCATACCCTTTGGATATAAGGGCTTGCCTTATATCCTCTTTGGTATTTATAATCCTCATTAACTTATCTGATATGGTTCCCATCACACTTCCTCCCCGTTTATGTAATCCAATACCAAACCTATATCTCCGATGTCCGATTTTATTGACTCTCCTTGAGAATGTATTTCAATAAGTTTCTGATATAAAGTGTTATCCCCTATACGATTCTTATCTGTAGCTTGTTCTTCGATTTTGGCTATCGTATCAGGATCTTCGTACTTAACACCATCAGGACCATACCATTCGTCTGTTAAATTCGTGTATTTATGACGAACTGGAGTCGATTTAGACTCCAGTGTTACTAAAAAATATTCGTTACAGCTCATGACAATAAGATTTAGTGGTTGCAACAATTACATCTACAAACTGTTCTCACGTAGCCAGAGGGAATGGCAGCCAGCTCCGTCCCTACGGCTATCGCCGGGTCAGTGCTTTCCATGACCATCAGCTCCATCTTGTCCACGTCAAGGTCATTATCGTAAACGATTTCTCCCTCAACGTAAATGCTCCCTGCATCAGAAACGTAGCAGTTTTTGACCTGTCTTATATGGCGCTGTGTAGCAGACGCAAAATCACACTCAATACTTAACCACCCTACCGGTATCTGATCGATATTGGATCCGATATTGTAATCAGGGTCGGTTGTTTTAAGAACCATATGTCTTAATTCCCTCGTATTTCCGTATCCGTCCATTGTTATGTATGTTCGGATCTGAACCTTACCCTTTTCCGTCTTATAACAGTTTTCTACTATTTCTGTATCGGATGTAGTAGCATCAGGGAAATCACAAACAATACGCTGCCATCCTTCTTGTATTTTGCTGAATGTGGCGCCTCTTTGTATATCAGGGTCGGTCGTTTCTAAGACAATAAGATACTCGTCCCGGACACCTATTATGCTATCTACCGACCTGTATCCACCAAGATGTATTTTACCACCAGGAGTAGTATAACATTCATCTACGGACATAATATGTCTTTCTGTAAGATCAGGGAAGTCGCATTCGGTTTTCGTCCATTCGTTAGGTATCTTATCTATTCTCGTCCACTGAGGATAGGCGGCATCCGTTGTCTTAACAATATAATAATACTGTTCCCTTACACCAAGAACGGCATCAATAGATTGATAACCTTTTATATTGACCTTACCACCATCAGTCTTATAACATTCGTCTACTTCAACAATTTCCCGGTCCGTCATGTCAGGAAAATCACAGACCATCCTCACCCAATCTTCGGGAATGGAATCCAGCACGGTTCCTACCTTAATATCAGGATCGGTTGACTGAAGAACGGTATAAACCTCTTCCCTGGCTCCAAGGATGTTATCTATGGCTACCAAACCTTCTACTTGCACTTTTCCTTTTTTAGTAGTGTAACATTCAAGAACGTAAGTTACGTCTCGTTCTGTCATGTCAGGAAAGTCACAAACCATTCGAACCCAATTCTCTGGAATTAGTTTAAAAACATGGCCGGCAGGGAAATTATCGTCCGTCGATTGAATAACGGTATAAATAGATTCCCTGATATTTATCTTATCATCTATGGCCTCCAATCCTTCTATTTCAACCTTACCATCCGGAGTCTTATAACATCTGTTGACGAACGTAATGTCGCGTTCTGTCATATCAGGAAGATCGCAGTCGATCATAACCCACTCGTCCGGTATTTTAGTAAGAACTTTACCTACCGGATTATCCATGTCGGTACTGTCGGTAATTCTATGGGTTTCTTTAAGAACATCCATCTGGTCATTGAGAAGATACCAACTCCATACTTCAACCTTCCCACCAGGTGTACGGTAGCAAGTTTTGAAATCTTTGATAACTTTCTCAGCTATATTAATCCACTCCCATTCTGTTGTAGCAGGAATACCAGAAACAGGATGCTTCTTACCTTCTTCGTCAAGATACCAATAACAGCCATTTAAGGACACAACCACTTGGTAGATTTTGTCCCCTATTTTTATACCGGATTTGCTGTCATCTACCGGTTGGGAGGAACCCCATTTTCCAACTATGTTGGTTATTTTGTCAATGCCCCTACCTAAGGCACCGGATAAAAAATCCACGCCATTCATATGAAACTAACTTATTTCAAATTATTTTATTACAAAAAAAGGGGGTGGAGGACCAGCCTCCTCCCCCTTGGGATATATAGAAAAAAGGAAAATCAAATCTTGCAGGGCTTGATATTTGCCGAAGCAGCTAACAAGTCCATAAGGTCTTGAATACCTTCGTGAGCGCCATACGGTACATGGAAGTGTACTGTAATGTGATCATCGATTACTCTACCGAAACCGTTAGAGTAACGTGCCGGCTTCAGCGTTACTGAATAATCAGCATACGGAGCCAACAGGTCTAAGCGGGTTTCTTCGTTGGTAAACATCCGTTCCATAAGTTCTTGGTGAGTCTTACGGAAGTCGAAGAACATACGTTGTTCGCGTTCTTTATTCAGCAATTCAGCGCCGAGGTGAGTACGCGGAGCCCAGTGCTGTTTGTATTCGGTATGGATCGGGTTGAAGTACGTGCTGATAGCCTCGCGCTGTTCATCCGGATAACCGCCATTTACAGCAATACGAACAGATCCTTCTTGGAATGTCAGACGGTCAATCAAACAGTCGGACGGAGAAATCATGTAGTCAATACCACGGAACAAGATACCGCATTTGCAGTTCTTAGGAATCGGATCGGCGATAATGGACTGATCTCCTGCTACGGCACCCAAACGTTTCCAGTTACGTCCACGATAAGATTCGGGAGCTTTAGATACGAAGAAGTCTTTGAAAATTTTATCGCATTCGTCGCAAACCATGTTAGTAACGACCGTTGTTTTGAATTTGTGTTGACATCCACCAGGTGTACCGTAATCTTCGATTGTCAGATACGGGAATGCTGCCTGCAATTCTTCTTTAGCACTGTTACCACATTCATCATCCGGCAACGTAATTTCATAAGCTTCTTTCGAAACCTTACAAGAACCACATGCTTCCCAGCTAACGGTAGTAACAGTAGGATTGCTACACATATCTGCTGTTTTAGCAACGAACGTTACTGTGGCAGTCGGATTAGTTTCTACAAATGCATCGATATCAGCCTTCGTTAGTTTCTTGCTTACGGCCACAGTGTACATACCTACGCCGCCATCTTGGGCTGCTGTTTTCTCGGCAGTGCTACTAACGGCATTCTTAATGCTTTCTACTACAGTAGACTGATCAACACCATCATCCTCTAACGTTACGGCATAAATCAAACCGCCGTCTACCTTAGTATATCCATCAGGGCACTCTTCGCATCCTTTCATGATAGAAGACAGCTTTTGAGTATAATCAGAAGGCTTACCACCTTCTTTCATCACCTGATATTTAGATGTAGAAAGATGACGTCCGACTCTCTTGATATCCAAACCAGGATAAGCAGCCTTAAGCTGAGCCAGGGCATAAGCATCACCGGTATCACACATTTCCATGCAATAGAAATTCATGTCGGTTTCCGCCGGAGCTTTTTCTAACTCATCACAAGAATGGATAGGATGGATTTCCACAAAATCACCTACCTTGCCACCACCTGCAATCGGCTGATTCTTGATACGTTCGATTGTTTTCAAAATAGCAGCCAAAATATCAACATCTTCGCAAGGATCACATTCTGAGCACATATCCTCACGACCCGGACAGTTTTCGAAAATGATGTAATCATCAATATTTACCTCACCCATCGGATAACCACGAAGCTCGAACAAACGTCCTGTCAGCTTAATATGGATAGGAATACGATCGCCTTTTCTTGCTGTAATAGCGGTATTGTCGTCAATTCCGTTATAACCGAAAATAACCTCATCTACTTTAATTTCTTTGCTCTTCGGAGCAGAAGCATACACTTCTATGATTTCGTCAATAGCAAACGTAGGTGTAGAGAATGATTTATCATCAGATACACGGTCGTTCACCATCTCATTACGTCCGATTCTGATCTGGAAACGTTGTTCGTCCTTACGATATCCTTTCAAGTCTTTCAACGCTTTCAAACCATCTTTAGTCTGCTCACCATCCAAATCATAGATAGCGATCTGACCTTCTTGAAGCAACAAAGAATCTACGTCCGCCAACTTAGCGTGCGGAGGACAGATAATGTGTCTGTCATACGGTTTATGGATAGCCATAGCCTTATAATATTTTAAAAATTAGTATTCTGTTATCTGTCTCAAAAATAGCGATAGTCATATAAGCAACAAAAAGCATTAGGAATTAATTAATTCTTAATGCTTTTTGATAATGTTTAATTTAGGATGTGCCTTTATTCTACTACAAAGGAGATTGGACGTTGTTTGAATCTATTTGATAACGTCCGTATTCGCTTTCATTCAAAGCAAATTGCTTTTCAATCATGTTAAGGATAATACCGATTAATTTGTCATCTAATTCAGGATCTATATCAGTCGAATTAGAACCATCTGATTTAATATATCCTTCGATGTCGACTTCCTTCGGATAACGGTAATACGTAAGATAAACGGTGTCTACATCAAAACCAGACTTATACACCCTTACCGAATCTTCTCCTATGGTGTAAAATGTTTCCCTAAAATCAAAATCAGGTTTGTTAAAAAAGTCGGCAAGAAGCTCATGCGGGTTTTCATTCTTAGCCTCCCACATGGTAAAATCAGTGACCGTGCATTCACCTTCGGTAAATACGCCTGATATGTTTGAAAAAGAAAAGAAATCAGAAGGCAATGAAAATAAAGTACTTTCCGGATTATCTTTATCTTCTTTTTTATCAAGTTCTTTTGAGTACACAACCAACTTTTGTATATAACGTATATCCTCTTCGTTTTTCTTATCAAGGATATAACGAACAAGGCGGTTTTGTTCGTCATTAAAAAGCTGAACAAAACGTGCCTTGTCAAGTTTTATACCACCGTTGGTCATGTTTTCTTCAGCCTTCTGTAAGGCCCGGAGATAACAATCAACGATTCTCATAAATTATTTTTTTTATCAGCGTATTGATCAACATCAAAACCTTTTTCGTCTTCCTTTTTCTTCTTGTCAGACTTAGCGCCTTCTATTTTTTTATGCTTGTTCTTTAAAGCATTATACGCTTCCAGAACACGAGACTTGGTTTCTAACATCGACTTATTGGAAGCAAGAGCCATAGATGCAGAGATGGCGTCGGCGCCCAGGAGCTCGCCATTCAGATACAGTCCGTCGGTGTTGACGGTGACAGCCAGTCCCTCAACCATTTCCCTAATCATACGGTGGAATTTAATCACCTGCATTCCCTCAGAAGATTCGTCGTCAGATAAGAACCTTGAGCTTGCTTCTTTATACATATCAACGTTCGTATTCTTGGCATCAATCCAATTAGTGAATATGTATTGAACCATGCTCTGATCAAGCTCTACGCTATATATGATGTCAAGATACAAAAGCAGATCGTAGATACTTTTCCTTTCAGCCTCTGACCCTTTCAGCTTGTTCATGAACTCGTATAAAATATCAGCCTTGTCAATCTGACGTTGTTTCCTGATATCTACGGCCGTAGTCTTGTCTTCTACACAATAATAAGATTCGACATACATCGGATTACCGTCTTCCTCTTTAGGAGTAAGAGACTTGGACAAAATAGCTATATACAGCTCAAATAAATCACGAACGTCATTAGTGTAGAACAGACGACCATCATACAAGTCAATTCTGTAAGAATCCCAGAAATCGAAGTTCTTTTGGTCCAGGTCCTCATTGACAGTTTCTTCAAACGGATACCGAATATTCTTAATACGCATATCCATTTCATTCTTCTTGTCTTCAAGTGAGTAACCTTTATAACATGCTGAATTGATGAAGAAACCGGTATCATACACCCTAAGATCCTTATCCCATCCACAACAAGATACTGTCTTGTTCCCAGGGAAAGGAGTCTTGGAAATGCCTCTTTCCTGATATCCGGAAGGAGCTTCTTCATCCATCTTACCTGTTATAACATAAATAGAGTCGGAATATATCTTCATTCCTCCTACGGTAGCCAGCAGTTTCTTAGACTCATGGCTTTCTTCAAAAATCTTTTTTCCCATTTTTTTATATACCCTACGTCTTTTCATATATGAAAAGACTATGTTAGAAACAAAATTTGCGGCCGGTTTTAAAGCCGACCGCAAGTTAATATTAAAAGTTATGATTACAAAGAGCTTGGTAACAATTCAATTGTTACAAACCGGCTGGTATCTTTTACCCAACAAGCCGATACAGAGTGGCACCAGAATTGTTCTGACATACGAGGATGGCTGGATACAATTTCTTGAGCCGATACTCTGGATGACCATCTACCTTGTTCGTAACCCCACCACATAGAACCAATATCAGGCTTAACGTAGAATACGTTGCTGTTGATATTACCAATACGAGCTTCGGCTGAAGCAGGAATACCGGCGAATGCATTGGAATATTCAGGAGCGGTCAAGTCTTCCATAATACATGAATATGATGTGATAGGAGTCATACCGTCTACCAACTGGCTTCTATCTACCATATCAACGTAATCCAAAGAAGGTTCGTGTTCTACAATGACCTTACCAATACCTGGAATAGTAACACCCTTGATCTTTACAGTTCCTAATTCAAGAGCATCGTTTGATCCTGTTACCGGGTTATTGATGATACGTTCTGTACCCATAAGCGGAGCCAAAGCACCTAATTGAGAGAAGAACTCATCACGGAAGATTTCAACGATGTTCTTATAAGCCATAGCACCTACCTTGAATTTCATTACACGATTTTCAATCGGCATATCGCTACGACCACGGAAAATATAGTCAGCAGCAGCCAGGAAGTGTTCACGCTTGATACCGCCCGGACGTGCATATGAGATAACGAAACCACGGCGAAGTTGATGGTACAAACCTTCGTTTTTCATCAAAACACCATTATGACCCTTGACTCTACCTCCACGCATGAACATAAGTTCGTATGCTTCCATCTTAGCCAACTCAGCCAAGCAGAACAAAGACACTGTATTGGCTACACGTGCTGTACGCATATCAATGCTTCCGTCACCAAGACGAGAACCGATGATAGCATAACTCGCATCACCTCCTCTGATTTCAGAAAGCTGACGAACTTTCTGGTAAGCTTTGTCGATGAAATTCTGTGTGCGTTCGTCCGCATAAGCCAAAGACTTAATACCAGCGTACATAGTCGTTTCACCTTCAACACCACGGTGTCCACCAAGCGTAAATTCACAAGTCATAGAACCGGCCTTAGAAGCACCTCCTACACCAGAGAACTGAGTAGAGAACTCACCAAGAACGTTTGTTACCTTCCAGTATTTAATACCGGCACGAAGCATGTCTTTCGGGAAGTATTTAGCACGAGAACGGCCCCACAGCTTACACCAGTATCTCCAGTTTTCACCTTCTTGTTTAGGAGGACGCTCTGTAGAGATAAGAGCCTGGCAACCGTTAATCGCATCGTAAGTAATAACATCTCCTTGTTTAAATTGTGCATTCAATACAATTTCGAAGAAGCTTTCATCAATACCGGGTTTTGCATATTTCAAAGACGTATCTTCTACTGTAACCACCTCATACGTCTCTGATACCGGAAGATCATAACGGAATGAACCATTGATACCATTTACGGTAATAGTAGCATCCTGTTTGATCATACCCATATACATAGGCAGAGGATAGTTTGTAATATTAGAAAACAACTCAAGCATACCCAGATGGTTCTTATCCGGATCTTCGTAGTACCAATCTTCTAAAGAGCTAAGATCGTGTTCTACGATACTTTGCTTAACGACTTTAGCGTCGGTATATCCAATCACCGTGTCACCATTCATGGTGGCCGGGAAATTTTTTGTTAAAAGTACATTAGCCATGAACGAAAAAATGTTTTAATTTTTAATCTATACTGATTTCATCGAACTTCACACCTTGAACTTGATCGCCTTTATCATCTACCGGAGCCACCCTCTTGTCTTTATTTGTATGGCTGATGAGCTTATAAATTTTCTTTTTCTCATCAACTACAGCTTGATTCGACTTCTGTTTTATGAACTCTCCTGGGTTCATAAGAAACATAATCAAATCTGGCGCTTCTTCCGGATTCATCATCATCTCCCTTACCCTATTAAATGCTTTGGTAATTCCGGGATTCGATTCAGAAGGTTTTAGGGCAAAATCAAGAGCTTTAGATACCATAGTGTCATTTAGCTGATACTTTTCCTGGATAGAAGACTTAAGGTCTTTCTTATACCTTCTAAAATCTTCTGCATCCTTCGCCTTCTTTTCGGCAGCCTCTTTAGTACGTTGCTGGATAATATCATCCATTCTCTTATCAAGCTCAGCCTTGTACTTTATAGCCTTTGCTTCAACATACTCTTCTCCTTTATTGATAATGCCTTTGAAAAACTCATCAGCTTCATCTTTAGGCAACCCAAGAAGATCAACATAATGGCGAACGATCTTTATCTGATCTGCTTTGTTTTCAATGTCAAGCTTTTCTATCGGAGCGACATTCGTATCATATTGCTTAAGAATATCAACGATATTAGCGCCGGCCTTATCAGCCTGGATAAGCTTCTTAGTAATATCAGAAACAGAGGTAACATCTATCTTATCCTTAACAATATCCTCTTTCTGGCTTTCAAGGACTGTAGATAGTATATCACACAACGAATCTTCTTTACTAAAATCAAGATCATTGATAGTAATCTCTTCGCCGTTTTCACCGCTAAATACCACATCTTTCAAATCGGGAATAATTCCCCTTGAAGAAAGGGCATCCAATACTTTTCTGTAATTGACAACCGGAGTCTCTACCTGATCCTGATTAACATCAACTACATTCTCTTCTCCTTTTTTATCCTCTTTAGGATCAGGAGTAGGATCAACAACCGGCTCTTCTTTAATTTGAGAACCTTCTTCTACAGGCTTCTCATCTTTTTTAGCCGGTTCATTACCATTAATAGGCAGAATATCTTCTTCCCTATTATAAACATCATCAACCGGACCGATACTAAAAATATCGTCCAATTCTACTATTCCATTTTTTTCTAATTTTCCCATACTGCAAAAATATTTAAATACCTATATTTCAGATAAAAAACTTATAAGTGTTTAATCTTCACTAAAAATTAAATATCCCCAAATTTTATTAGAGATTTTCTAATGAAATTTGGGGATATTTAATCCTTAATTCTTATTGATTCCGGCTACATATCTTTTGGTGGCATCTTCCCTCGCTCGTTGAGCAAGCTCTTCGGATTTTAATTTTAACTCTTCCATCTTCATTCTCATTTCATCATCATGAAGTTTGGAATCGTTTTCAATTTTCTTATCCTCTATCCTTTCCTTGCTTTCTATATCAGCCTGCCTTACGGTCTGATCTGAAACAGAAGCCAGGAAGTTGAGGGAAGTAGCGTCGCTCTTGGCGTCTGCCGCCCTGCCTGCCGCCTGGATCTTCTCTTGAAGTATCCTGTATTGACCTTTCTTGTCTTCCAAAGCAAGTTCATGCTGACGTTGCTTATCCTTCTCAGCAGCTTCAGCTTGTATCTGTTGCTGGTTAAGCTGCATCTGATTCTGTTGTTGCTGCTGCATCTGACGCTCGTTGTATGCGCGAGTATTCCTTGCATTCTGTATAAGCTCTACCATAGAATCTGATGTGAAGATAGATGCAAGATCGTAAATATCGCCTCCGGCTGTATTTAGCTGCAACATAAAGGTCTTGAACTTTTCAAGCTCATCCCTTTTCTTGGAATTAGATAATGCCTGAACACCAAGATGCCTTAGGCTAAGACCGTCGGTTCCTATAGATAAAAACGCTCTGGTAAGGTCACTTTTTGTGTACATTACAGAAATATCCTTTCCTTCTTCCTGGCATTGTTGAGCAACGGCCAGATGAAGATCGAGAGCCCGTTTCTTGAAATAACCAAAGTTATCAAAGTATATCTGTGTTTGTAACATAGATGCCGTAACGCCCTGCTGGACTCCGGTGGCAGTCTCATACCTGTTAGGGCCGTTAATTACTTGAGGCGTGATACCAACCATTTCAAAACACTTCATCCTCGACCATTCAGCAAGCTCCATTCTTGTTTTAAGCTGCTCTGTCTGCGACAAATCATAGACGGCAAACTGGTTGAAAGGAACACCGCCTTTCGTATTTTGAGATGAGGTATCTAATGTCAGAGCACCAACAGACTTAGCCACATCAAGAAGATTAGCCCATATATCAGCCACATCTTCACCCAAATCCTTGTATTCACTTGGAACCAGATTTATATCCCCTAAGAAGAATTTACCGATCTCCTTTTCAAGAATATTGTTTATCTGATTTATGGAGAAATTATAAAATATTTGATATGGCTGAATCCTGTTAGCCATAGAAGTACCGATATATCCGGCAACGGGTAGAACAAAGTCATAGATGTTACTATCCCCTTTTATCTGGTGATCGATAGGTTCTCCGTCAAGATACAGGTTGTCCTGAGCAAGAGCCCCTCCACTGATCTTAACTCCGTATCTTACCTGTGGAACGTAATCTACGAAATAAGTGTTAATCTCTGGGTTCTCCATTCCTTTACTCATGGTTCTGGTAATTTTCTTAATGCCATTTTCCTGTAAAAAGTCTTGAAGAAGCTCGTCGGTTACCATTTCGGTAGTTACTAATCCGGTTTCAGTTTGATAGGTAATTACATATACCTGAGCCGGGGATACCCAATATGATTCAGTTACCTGATACAAATCACTACGAACATGCTCGTCGCTTAAACTCTGGGCACGGTTATAATAATTACCATGCTCTAAATTTGGCATAAATCTGGTTCTGTGATATTCGTTGCCATTACTATCGTATCCGGTATATGTGCCGGCTGGAATACCGTAATAATCCTCATAAGCTTTTATAGAAGCATAATCATTATATCCTTTCCAAGGTATTACCTTATTCTGATATAACATCCCTACACTCGCCGATTTGGATAAACTCACATAGCTTCCATTATCACCATTATGATAAGTGCCATTGAAATTATCAGCACCCCCTATAAGCTTCTGCTTATCTTTCGCCGTAAGAAGATGCCCCCACCTTACTATAATATCATTGGCAGTATAATAATGAACACGACCAATATAATCACCGTACTGCGGATACTTGCTATCTAATGTCTTAGAGTAAAATGTATTCAACGGAGACCACCTCTCAGGCTTATAATAGTCGTATCCTACATGATAGTTTCTAAAGCAACGACCGGTAAGGAGATAGTCAATGAAATTCTCGGTATCTATCTCATCCATGTAAAAACGCCCCCTGTCCGCTTCAAGCGTATGAGAACCCCATATAACCTCGGCAGTCTTCCATTTTGTATTCATGAAGTTCTCTATCTCAGGAGGGGTCATAGATGCTTTCACCTCTTGTATCTGCTGAGCATAAGCCTGCTTTTCTTCTTCGCTGGCAAAATTATTATAATCCGGATCCAATCCCCTATTTAATAACTCTTGCCTAACCCTTCTGTCCAATTCCTCTCTAATGTAATTATAAAGAAGATTTTCCTTCGTGGCAGAATACTGATTCACTTCAGATTCGTCCAATCCAACTACATTATACTTATCAGAAAGGTTGCCCAACCATCCTACAAAAGCATTTACGATCGTACCTATTATATCATAATGACGTAAGAATGATGGAATATTCACATTATCCCTTATAGACTGAACATCCTTAAGATAAGGAATTACATCTTTCAGTTCCATAAAGGATAACTTACCTTCCATCATCCTATAAAAATCCTTGAACTTCTGGTTCTCATCAAGCTGCTTCAAACCAATCAATTCAAGAGAATCCATAGTGGCTTTAAACCACTCCTTGGTTTTTCTCTTAGTCGGTATCGCCTGCACCGGCAACCCTGAAAATACTCCTCTGGCCGGAAAAGCCTGATCTCTATTGAAATATTCCATCCTATTATCCTATTTTTCACAAAGATAAGGAATTTGTTCTCGTCACCTCATTTTGTATGGGTTATGTCTTCTTACCGTAAATCCTTTAACCTGCTCTGTCTTCCTACGTTCTCTCTTCTTTTGATTCTCCTTCTGAGTCGTACTTTCAGGCATGTAACCCATATCATCATAATACTTAGCCAGAAGAAGAGCGTGGCCGAAGGCTATGATACGGTCGGTGTTGGTCCCAGGACCGAAGGCTATGATCTCATCAAGAAGTTCTATATCAGGGATACGGTAAATACCTTTCTGTGTTATTTCATTACCATCATCATCATACCCAACAACAACATCCTCCCAGCAATATTGAATAACGGTATTGAAAAGCATGCGCTGATTGGGAACCGTAGGAGCCAAACCGAGCTTGTTGTTCTGACGGGCGCCAGCACGGATAATCTTACCGGCAAGACGTTCGCCATCTTCCAGCAACATAAGCTGCTTATTTCGTCTCGTAAGATAAAATTCATACATTCGGTCGGCATTCTCCATAAGACACTTGGCCCCATACGCTTCTTGAAGTATTTCACAATTCCTACAAAAATCATCAGAAGATGGAGGACGTGATGCGTATGATGCTACTATGCAATAAGCAAATGGATCGTTGATTTTTACATATCTTTTAAGTACATAAAACGAACCAACAGAATCAGTATCAGCCTTGTCAGATTTATAGGGGTCAAGCGATGAAACATAAGTGTAATCAAAAACACCTCCTTCTTCTGGTGGATCCTCATATATAACAACAGGAGAATCTATGTTACCACCTTGAAACGGATAATCAGCAAGCTGCTTATCACTAAAATTATACCCCATTTTCATGCCGTCTATCTGATAAATATCCACTGTTTTACCAGGCCTACCTTCTTCAAGAAGACGGCTTTTGTGCTTCAACGCATCTTCTACAGGGAACCTATTTACGTTCGTATTAAGGAAACAATCATCTATAGACAAAGGGAATGCCATTCGTTCCTGGACGTATAAAGCCCTATCCTTTTTGACAAGTTCGTCAAGACGTGATTTTATTATTCCAGTATTTTTATCAAAATCTGAAACTTTTATTTTTATCTTCTTAAGACCGGGAGCATTCTCTACTCCAAGATACTTATCAAGAGTCGTTTCTTTCTTTTCATACGCATGAGACATCTGGGCCGGAACAAAGCATCCAGATTTACATATACGCCATGTTGGTTTAATAACTCTCTTATTTAGAATATCATAATTCATTATAATAAATCCATATTCGTCCGGAGAGTTCATGATTTTCTGTGCATCTTGAGACTTTTCTACATTACCGCCAGTGTTATGAGTTATAATACCATTTGCTATATAAGTGTGAGTATCTGATGCAGTGAGGTTGTAAACAGGCTTAATTCCTATATACTCTATCTTATCTATCCTTTCTATTATCACTCCATCTAAATATTTTGACCTAAAAGATCCAAATGTGCTAAAATTAGAACCGAATTTCCTTATAGAATCAAGTTTCTCTCTTCTATATCCTATATCTGTTCCAATTATATCACAATATTTAAGCATGGATAATTTATCCAATATATTACATACATATGAATCAAGAATAATTGATCTATCTGCTGGATTTTTAGATGGGCTATAAGAAATAGTACTATGTATTCCAAATTTAAAAAGAACATCCTTTACTTCTTCAAGAAGATGCCTATTACAAGATCCTAAACTTATACGATGATCCCTATTATTGTTATTAGAATAAAAAGTAGCATCAGCATCAAAATACCCCCTAATCATCATAATAACATCCTCTCTTCTATATGAATGTATATTTAAAGGAAGTGTTTTGTTTTTTTTAGTCTGACCATATATACCAAGTTCCCTTAACTCATGGCATATACCTTTTATTCTTATTTCCCTATAATCTTTTCCGTCCTTAGTCTTATACTGTTTCTCTATACAACACTCATATTTAGATCGTATATAATCATACACCTCATCATCACTGGTAGACACAATAGGAGTCTTATCAAAACCATAGCTCCCATCCCCTATTAGAATGCCAACAAGGTATGGATCAAACATTTTTTTATCTCCCCATATATCCACACCATCTGATACACATATTTTACGTCCAACTCTAAGAGAATCAGCCCTTCTAAAATCAGATCCAAAGTACCTAAATTTACCCTTCCTTTTCTTTACAACAGTCAATATGGGATGATCCCCACTACATTCAAGTACCCTTCCTCTTTTTGTTGTTATTCTATAACACTCTTTCTCGGCAGGGGGTTTCATCCATGTTATGTCTTGACTTACAGCTTTTGATGATATATTATCGAATCCTATTATTCCATCTTCTTGTTTTAAATCCTCTATCCTACACGGTTCTCCGTTTGATTTGTACACTATTGTACCAGCACAACAACATCCAGCCATCAAACAAACGCCCCTCATTCTACCATGCATCATATGAGCCGGCCTACCGGCAAGCCATGCTCCAAGCACCGGGAATTTACCTACCTCATCATATATAGACGTATATGGAGTTCCGCCTGCGGTCTTCAATGAGCCTCGTGTCTTTCCATCATCAACGTTGGTGATTCTTATTCTGGCATGAACATCACGTTGATTATTGATGTTTCTTGTACCTAAAACAACTTCTTTAGTCCAGTCGTTACCAGTCCTGTTTATAGTAAGATAAGGAGGAAGATTATCAAGTCCAAACTCAAGATACTCTCCCATATTGGCAAGGTCTTCTTTACTTGCTCCAATAACATTATGCGTCAAATTGTACGTCATTGTAGCATTACGGGCCAGAAGAGAACTCATTATGGCCGTATTATGAGTAACGATGTAATTGGTGGTCAAAAATAAACGAGAATCATTATCAACGGTTATACAAGTGGCATGCTCCTTACCGTATATCGATATGGATCTTATTTTTAATTCCTTACGATTCCTTGATAGTATAAGTTTGTTCCCCTCCAATTTAGCATACCAACCTGAAGCCCAAAACATACGTTGTACAAAATTTATGACATCCATGTCAATATGAGACAACGTAAGCTCTTCTTCTCCGGTTACTACGTTTCTGAAAGAACGAATGAAGTTTTCTATAAAATCTTTCTTTTGATCTATGGACGATCTTAAAAACTTCTTACAAACGTATTTATCAAAAAACATATCCCCTCCATAGCCACCGAGATAAGCCGCCAGCATCGAGGCGTAGGCCGACGGCGGAACCGGCAGCTTTGCCGTAGGGTAGTTCAGGGCCTCACCTACTGGAATAGACATACTCTTATAATCTAATCCAGCTATGGATCTAAGACTCCTAACATGCCATTTTCCGCCATGATTGACACGCCATTGGTGATTTCCGCAACAAATAACGTTACGACCGTCTTCAAATACGACTCTGTAGGTAGTTACTTTTCCTTGAGGATAGACACCTACGACTTCTACCAAATTACCTTTATCGTCATATATCTTATCCCCTACAACGGTATTTCCTATCATCTTTTCCCGGTCCTCAAGATAAAGTATCTCAGAGTCAAGAAGGGCTTTTCCAAAACGACGGCACCCGAACATGAATATTCCTTTATTCTCTTCTTCAGCCTGCTTTAGAAATTCGGCAAACATCCATTCATTATCACGAAGCTGAGAATTTCCAGGAATACGATCATCTCCTACGTCAATCATCATCTTCCAGAAATTGATATGCCAGTATAGCCAAGGATGGATAAATACACCATTTATGGTAACACCGTTAAGGAGTTTCATAGCCTCATTTTCCCAGAATTGCTTGACATCATCGTCTTGCTCTTCATAAGAATAAAGGTCATTCCATAACGGAATATCGTTACCCATATTTATATAAAGTTCTTTACTGTTAAAATTCATGACAAAACTATTTATCGAGCTTGTTCTCAGCTTCATTCTTGACAAAAGACTGAATACCTGATACTGTTTGTCCTCCTTTTAGACTTTTCTTGTTTTTGGCAGCCTCAAGCTGATTATAGACATCCATTATCCCACACATCTTAATATAAGATTCAGTCCATTGCATTAAGCTATCAGACAAGCTTTTTTGAAACCTAAATTCTTTCTCTCTCTTATCGGAATCTTCTATTTTATCCCAAGGGTTTTCAGATAGATAACGTTCAGCCTTATCTATCTGATCCCTTAGCACAAGAAGTTTCCGATCTACGTAAGAGACATCATCGTTAGTCGGCTTTCTTGCTTTCATTGTTGATAATTTTTAAAAAAGCCTCATACTGAGACTTAAGAATATTAAACCTGTCTTCAAGAGAAGATGGATCAACACGATACTTGCACATGTTTTTTATTCCTTCCTCAACAGATTCTTCCTTGAACGCAACAGAATCAGTATTATTGTCAACGTACATAATAAAATCTGATTCTCCGCCGTTTACTATCCTATCAAGAACCTTCTTGCTGTCATCATCTATATTAAGATCATGACCGGCGTTAATAGACAACCTGTAGACGGTCTTGACAGAGGAAGATACTTTCATTATCTCTTGTTGATACAAGTTGGTCATAAACGACTTTTCCTCCAAATCAATAAAGTCTTCTAACTCTATGTCGTTTTCCTCATCCTTCTTCCTAATAATATCCTTGGTTAGCTCTTCCATATCCTCTCCCACCTCGTCTTGCGCAGACAGTAAATGGTTGTAATAAGAAATAAGATGCTTTATATCTGAATCAAAATCAATCTTCTTCATTGTCAATAACCTTTCTATCATGAATAATAACGTCCATCAACTCCATTGATAAATTATAATCAGCCACTTCAAAAAGCTCGCTGTCTGTCAACGTCCTTAAAAAAGAAACAGACAATCCTCTTTTCTTTGCAAAAGATCTAAGTACGGCATAGAGAATGTCCCCGGCAGAATAATCGGGGAGATCGTCACAAGATGCCTGCAACATAGAAAATAAGGACTTCCTTTTATCCTCGCATTGTAAATGCCTTGCTTTACCACATCCACCCATAACTTAACTTTTTTGAATTATAGTACCTTCAAAATTAAACGGAATTTTTTCCTCTTTTTGAGACCCATCTTTTTGATAGTGAACAGTCATGTGCTTTACGAATCTTCCTATTCCAAATCCTGCTGTATGTATCTCTATATTGAACTTAAAGTGACGTGAGTCAATGATATTCAAATTAGATGACGTACAACCACAAGATGTCTCTGATGCTGTTATCTTCATATCATGCTTCGACTCAAGAACGAATGAAAACCTTATACTATTTCCTTTTTCTACTGGTTCGAAAATGATTTCAAATGATTTACCGTCTTTAGACAGGTCAATATTATACTGCTTGTCATCTGTAGAAATAACATTAAACTCATCAGAATCCATTGTAATAAGCTCTAACCTGTTCCATCTTGACTTCTCATCATAAAAATCAATAGAATACTGACGATCCATCCACGAAGGACGGGGAAGCCCCTCCCCAAGCGCACACTCCTCTGTCTTGCTCCAGGCCTTCTGCTTGATGAAGCACGTACATACCGAACAACGATTTTTACCTATTTTCTTGCTTACGTACAAAGAAAGAGGAAGCATAGAGTTAGGGACGTTCTTGGTATTGAATTTACATCCTTCACACTTTTCAAGACGTTCCTTGTACCAATCAGGATAATCTTCTTTTTTTCTTGGAAGTTTTTTTAATATCGTATCCATAAAAGCATCGTATATAACTTCCGCTTGCAAAATCTTTTTCATAACTTATCTGTTAAATTCCTGTTCTTGAATATTTTGTATTTCACTAAAACTATGACCCTTACGAGATTTAAAGATAGATAATTTGTTGTGTTTTATCAACATATCCCCACCTTTTATCTCACCTGAGTCATAAGCATCCTTTATCATCCTTATCTTAATATCAAGGCACTGAAGTTCTTTTTCCTGATACTTAGATAATTTTTCTACCTTGGATTTAAGACGCTCAAGATTGTGTTTGCGCCTCTCCATCTCATGAAGGTTACAAACCATATCGCCTACATACGGGAACGATACAGACACGTTATCTGTGTACGTACATAAGTTATTGGCATAAGAAATACTGGCTCTGAAAACGTCACGTATTTGGTTTCGGTCGTAAACGCTCCCGGTCTTATCCATCACATCATCTATAATATGTGACTCAAATGATATAGGGAAATTATTCTTCGCCATCGGCTTCAAAAGTTTTTTTTCTGTAAAATAAAGAAACCAACGCACATTGATCTCTTGAACCCTCCAATACAAAAAGACGGCGCATGTTCTCTATATCCGGGCACAAACACCTGGTCCTGTAATTCCCTTCACGGTCAATCAAAATACCACGCTTCTTCATCTCCGTATCCAAAACCGATACATATTGAAGATCGGTACTGAAACAATGAGAAAACTTCTTCTTCGTCTCATACGAATATCCAAACACAAAATAATAGGCAAGAAGATTTAAGTGCCTCGCATCTATGACATTCTTCTCATTGCCGGAAGCCATTAAGTATCCGTTATAAAACAGAAGTATCTTCTTCGCCATATCTACCGTATTGGAATAAGGTACTAAAAGCCTATAAGCCCTATTACTAACATCTTTATTATCACTTTCTTTCATGAGATTATCGTTTTGATACAAAGATAAGTATTAAGGATTTATAAATTTAAAATTAACGTATTTTATGACAATAGATTCAGGGTTTGTCCCGATATTTGCACTGTAGCATTAAAAAAAATAAGATCTTGTTATTTGATATTCATTATTTGTTTCTATATTTGCTGTACGTTACAGATTTAGGAAATAAATAATGAATGATAAAAAAAATATTAATCGTCTTTCATTGTTTGCTTCTCAAATCTGTAACGGGGTTTTGGGATTTTCCGAACGAAAAAAGACATGAATCGGATGGATATCCCCAAAAATCCATCCGATTTTTTTTTGTTACGATATTCCGTAAAGCCCCTGCTTTTAAGCAGGGTATCAATGATTATTTTGATCATTTATGTATTTTTTTTAATAAATATACTTCGGAAGGGCATTTCCGAATTGGAAAGCAAGAGTAATTCCAACGATAGCAATATCTGGGTTTCTTGCGTTTGTATCCAAGAATCCCATTTGCTTTAGCGATGGGAGTATGTCAAAGATTATGAAGCTACAATTAGGTAGAAATATTAACATAAGTCTTAGACTTTTGGAACAGTGGTCAGATGATTCGCTGTTCATGGAATTGTATGCTTTATACTGTATGATAAAAATCTCCCGCCGGGATTCGAGAATAAGATTCAAAAACCAGAAAGATCTTCTTCATAAGCTTGGGATCGGGTATTCGAAATTCAAGAACATGACAGGACATCCGATGTTTGACGAACTGTTCCGTATGACGGATAGTACGTTCGTTGCAAGAAGGTATCGTGTTAATGGCGTACAACTTACTCTCGGATGTGGAAAAGTGAGTCTTCCAAAGAATAGGATTTTAATTAAGATAAGGAAAAATGAAATAACAAACCATGAAAAGGTCCTTGACAGGATAAAAGAGGCGATGTTTGTTAATTTAGTCAGAAACAATGAGTCTGTACTGAACAGTGGAGAGACAAACTCTCAGGCGGATGTCGTAGACGGAAGCCACTCGTATTATGGATTAATTGATTCGACGATAAGTAATAAAACAATTGCCTTGTATTTGAATGTAGGACTAACAAAAGCGAAAAAGATTGTCGGTATGGCGATAAAAGACAAGCTCGTAAAAAGGTTCGAAAACATACAATTTATAACATACGTAGATAATCCTCGTGCTTACATTGAAGCAAACGAACATAACTACCCAATAGGTAAGCTGATTCCGGTATATAGGCATGGAGCCGTTTTCTGGCAAATAGCAAATACCTGGACCTTGTATAAAAAAGGAGCAACAAACAGATGGTATTTTGGAGAGAAGGATATAGAGAAAGGAGAAAAAGAAAAAGTGAATAAGAAAGACGATTTCAATTTCTTCTTAAAAGACAACACTCATATCCTACGTTTCCTAAACGCAGATGAAGTTGTTTCCGAAGATGGCGAAATCCTTGGCATAGATCGTAAAAAGACAAAAGAAGAAGAAGCAAGGTCATTAGCTTCTGCTATGGCTAAAGAAGCGCATAAAGACTTCTGGGACGGATATGAGCGAAGTACACAAAACCAAATTATAAGAAAGTACTATCGCGCTATCATAGCAGAAGATAAGAAGCGAAGAATGGACATGTTCTTAAACTGTCTTAAACAATCATACGACAAGGTTAGTGGGTGGAGTAAGGAGAAGGTAGCCACGGTAAAGGCAGGCCTGGCTGATGCGGAAGCCTGCTGTGCTGAGGTGGGGACGTCCGTTGCCGGGGTCTGCGGTATGGTAAGTAGGAGAATGAAATCCTATAACAATATTGCTCCTGACAAAAAGGCAGGTTTTAATGAGGTACGGGATATGTATGCTGAGTTCGCCGGCGAGATGGCTAAAGCGGTGGGATCGGTAAGCGAAGACATCTATACGTATGTTAAGGCAGAACAGTTTAAGGAAAAGATAGAGAATATGGATATATCTATCCAATCATTACCTAACATTAATACAACAGTAGACAATGATAAAGAATTAGATGGTGAATCTGTATTCAAGGATATACCATTTGAAGAGCTATCATTCTATAATGATACCTATCTTTATCCTATATCTCAGTATTCATCATTGTAATGTTTGGTACTTGAGAGAGGGTCTGTTCTTAGTAGTCGCCGACAGAGCCGAAAAACGATAATCTCGTAGAACATCGACGGAAACACCCGTTAGCCACCACTATGCCATAACCATATCTATACGAAATCATATTACTGTCTGATCTAAAACTACTTATCCAACTTATTATTTCTTTTTAATCCTAATTAATTCATTTTATATTTTAGGTTTTATTTTATTTTCATACTTTTGTTTTGTAGAACAAAATCAGAAAAAAGATGGCTATAAGTTACGACAAAAAAATCATGGAGTGCGTTCTTCGTTCAGTTATGTCCGAAGGTAATGTCGCACAAGGAAAGGCTATTAAGTCTATTTGTAAGTCACCAAAACCGCTGTTTATAACCGGTAAAGGAGGAAGTGGAAAAACAACGTTCCTTAAGCGTATTATACCGGCATTAAAAAATGCGGTTGTTGTAGCTCCTACAGGTGTTGCTGCTGTTAATGCAGGTGGTCAAACCATTCATTCATTTTTTAGAATAGGAATGCAGCCGTATATACCTGAAATACGAAAAGGCGCGTTTATGGATAACTGCGAATATAAATTCAACGGAGGTTCGGAAAAGATTTTACAGAATATAAAGTATCTTATCATAGACGAGATTTCTATGGTTCGCCCTGATCTTCTTGACAACGTAGCTGATATACTTCGTCATGCAAGAGGAGACAAGGACCCGTTTGGCGGCGTGAAACTTATTATGGTAGGTGATTTATTTCAACTTCCGCCAGTAATTAAGGAGGATTTTTTTAGAGAAATATACGATACATCTTACTTCTTTAGCTCCAAGTCTCTAATGGCTTCTGGTATGGAAATGGTTTCTTTTGAAAAAATATACCGTCAGAAAGATGAGAAGTTTATTAGTGTCCTTAATAAGGTGCGTGAAGGGCAGATGGATGATGATGTATTTGATACAATAAACAGCAGATGTATTCAGTCTGATAATAATCAAGGATATGTTGAGATTGTAACTACCAACTCAAAAGCTACGGCTATTAACGAAATGAGAATATCATCGTTACCAGGCTCTTTAAGAAAATTAGAAGCTGTTATAAACGGTGATTATCCTAAAGATGCTCCGGTTGAAAAAACTCTTTTCTTGAAAGAAGGATCAAGAGTTATGATAACAAGAAACGGAGGAGAGTACTTCAATGGCTCTCTTGGTACTGTATTATCTATAAAAAAGGGTGAGATTGAAGTAGTCCTTGATAAACCGAAAGATGATGAGCATACTAAGGTTGTTATAACACCATGTTCGTTTGAGAAAGTAAAATACGTAAGAAACGGATATAAGATAGAATCTGAAGTAGTAGGAGCTATTATTCAGTATCCTATAAAAATAGGTTATTCTATCACGATCCATAAAGCCCAAGGCCTGACATTGGATGCGGCTATGATGGACGTATCTAATTCTTTTGAAACAGGACAGCTATATACGGCTCTTTCAAGAGTAAAGTCTCTTGATGGATTATATCTTCGTCAACCTATTCCTAAGACGGTAAAAACCAGCGATCAGGTGGTGATAAACTTCTATAAAAGGACTCTTGGTAATGGAGGTATTGTGAAACCGGTTCCAATGGAAGAGCTTGAAAAGTCAATGATTAATTTGTCAACCGGATCTGAAATAGATTTTGCAGAGTTTAATTTATAAAAAAAATATAGTTATGAAATTTGGAGAAGCTTTAGAGGCAGTAAAAGAAGGTAAGTTAATTGCTCGTTCAGGATGGAATGGTAAAGGTATGTTCGTATTCCAGCGACCGGAAGATTGGTTGTCTACTGATATGATAGTTAATAAAGTAAAGTCATTGCCGGATTCGTTTAAAAAATACGTAAACGATTATTATGACATAACAGAAACCAACATGATTAAATTTTGTTCTTATCTGTGCATGAAAGATGCTAACGATAATATTGTAAATGGATGGTTAGCTTCGCAATCAGATATGTTGGCTGATGACTGGATGGTAGTTGGTTAAAAAAAATATAAACATGTCAAGAGTAGATAAAATATTTCAAGATAATTTGGCTCTTATAATGAGCCAGCCGTGGGAAGAGGTAAAGCGACCGGTCTACGGTGACGGGACAGGCGTAAAGGTGAAGCGTATCCTGCAAGTATGCAACCAGTACGATCTTCGTCGGGAATTTCCTCTTGGTTCACTTAGACCTACTAATCTTAAAAACTCCATAAAAGAAATTTTGTGGATTTGGCAAAAAAGATCGGTAGACGTAAAAGAGCTTGGTCTTCATATATGGGATCAGTGGGCTGATGATAATGGAAAGATAGAAGGATGTTATGGAGATATGGTGAACAGACATGTTTATATGGGAACCGGAAAAGCTCCAGAGGGTATGATAGACATCCATGATGGTCTTTACGGTTTTCTTAACCAAACAGACTTCATTCTTTGGTCACTCAAGAATGATCGTTCATCAAGAAGAATAGTGGCATCTATGTTCGATCCTGAAACCAATGGACTAAAACCTCTTCAAGAATGTGCGTTCCAGATTAATTTATCTGTTAAAGGAGATGAGCTGTATATGACTCTTTATCAACGTAGCCAGGATGCTATTGTTGCCGGCCTATGGAATGTAGCACAGTACGCTGCACTTATGATGATGTTCGCTCACGACGCAGGCCTGAAGCCGGCTATTTTTACGCACTTCATTCAAGATATGCACGTATATGACCGGCACGAAGAGCAGGCAAACGAGCTCCTTCGTCGATCCCTATTCGGCCCGGTTCCACAGGTTACTATCTCGTCTCGTATGGAAGGGAAAGGATTTTATGATTTTGTAGCTGATGATTTTGAGGTATGGAATTATGAACCAAAGGAGCAAATAAAATTTGAGGTTGCGAAATGAAAATAAGCATAGATCGCAGGGTCAAGATGGTTCCTATCATGGAAATCAATGCCGGAGATGAAGTTAATATCGGAGGCTTTGATTATGTTGTTGAAAGCATAACTCCATGTAGGAAAGGATCTTATTCAGATGCGTATGGAATTAGGTTGGTCATATCTTCTTACAAACATGGCCAACTTGTAAGAAAAGTAGATAGTGTTTTTTCTATCGATTCTATTTTAGTATTTCTACCTAAAGGAGACTCTGTTGTAGTAGAGTGCTCTTATAGAGAACTTGAAGAATATTTCCCTAAAATATAGTACAATGACAGGCGAAGAAAAATGTAACCGATGCGAGCAGTTTGGACCGAACGGTCTCACTGACTATCCATGTAAAAGGATTCCATCAAGGAACTGTCCTTGGTTTATTAAAATATCGGATAAGAAATATAAGAAGATTCTTGCCGATAGGGTGAAAAGAATTAAGGAGAATGAGAAACTTAAGCAGGAAATGATGAAAGATCAGGATCTTATCGAAGAAGTAAAACAAAATACGAAAAGATTAATGCAATGAAAAAGAAAAATATAAAACCAGAAGAAGTGGAAGTCGTTATTCCTAAAGAAGTAGAAGCTATTAACATATGTGGAGATATCAATGGTTTTATAAAACATATTATATATGTCAGCTTGGATAAGGTAAGTAGTGATAGGGCATTTGTCAATAACGATATTCTGTATATGGTTACATACGCATCTATAAAAGGTGAAAATATACCCGTTGGTGTATTAGCAAAACAAAAGGATGCTAATACAGAAGATATCGCTATGCCGTTTGAGGATATTGGAAGGGACGTAAATGTAGTGTATCCTATTGAAATAGGAAAGATGTTTAAAGGCTTTTACATTCTTGGTAACGGTGCTGTGGCTATTGATTACGAACTTACTGACAATGGAGGTTTTGACGATGATGACAACATTGGCAAAATTGACATGAATTTAAATTAGTGCGTTATGGTGTTATATATAGCAGCAGATCCAGGAAAAGATGGAGCCATAGCCTGCATCGATCAGGACAGCAAACTAATATCGAGAATCTCCACTCCAAGAATAGCAATTTCAGGACCGGTAGACTTGACTAAAGAATATGTTTTTTGCCGGGATACGATCGTAGAAAACAATCCTGATAGGGTAGTGTTTGTCATAGAGGACGTCCACGCCCTGTACGGGGTCAGCACGTCCTCTACTGCCTCCCTCATGGAGAACAAAGGCCAACTGCATGGGCTGTTCATCTCCCTCTGTATGGCATTTACGGACATAAGTTGCTCCGTTAATTTCATAGCCCCTAAAACATGGCAGAAATTGGTTTGGACGCATTCTGATAAGGTTATAGAAGCCAGTAAGGTAAATACTAAGAAAACGTCATTGGCTTGCGCTAAAAGGCTGTGGCCAAACGATACGTTCGTTAAAAACGAAAGATGTAAGACAGCCCATGACGGTATAGTTGATGCGATGCTTATAGCAGAAGCAGCAAGAAGAACCATTTAATCTATTTTAAATCATTTTAAATCCAATTAATTCGTAATTATATTTAAAAATAATACATTTGCAGTGTTAGATAGTCATAATCGTAAGTTTTAAAAAATGAAAGTAAGAGTTCCTGGCATACTAATGAATGAGAAACTTTCAAACATTTCAAAGATGTTTGATAAGGTTCTAAAGGATTGTGTCACATCGAATATAAAAATTACTTTATATTTTGATCATATCCGGATACAAGCCATGAACGAACGTATAACATATACGGATGATATTTTCGATGTGAATACTGATATTTCTTGTGACCAGAAGTTTTCTCTTTTAGTAGATGCCGGGACTCTTATTTCATTTTTTAAAAATCATAACCAGGATATAGAGATAGAGATTAAAAACGATTACAGTATCGTTTTTAAATACGATAGAGGATCTTTTTCTTCTACTTGGATTGAGGATAAGGCTTTCCCTGATTTCTTTTATCCTGTAGGTGATGGCATTCGTGTTATGAGTTCGTCTTTCATTCAGTCTATGAAAAGATCTTTTGCGTTTGTTGGATCGGATGAATTTAGACCGGCTATATGCTCGATTCTTCTTAATGTGAAGAAGGACTATATTGACATTGTTTCTACTGATATGTTCCGTTTGTTTATAAACAGGAAAGAGTATGCTAATGCAGTAGAAGAAAGGTCAATTATGCTAAGCGAGGTCGCGGCTTCCATCTTATACCGCTTTCTATCTGATAAAGATACGGAGATCAGTATTTCCACAGATGGTGTTAGGACGTTCTTATGCTTTGATAATGTGATTATATCGGATATGAACGTAGAACAACAGTATCCTAACTACGAATACGTATGTAACAAATTCGAGAAATCGTCGAGGGTTAAGTTTGACAGGGATTTGTTTATATCTGTTCTTAATTCTATGACTTTAGTGGATAATGTTGTTAATGTCAAGGTAGATGAAGAAAACGGTATAACGGTAATGTCTGAGGATTTTGGAAATAGAAAAAGGATAATGGAATCAATGCCTTTAAATGCGCTTGAAGGTCCGTGTTTTAATTTTTCTATCAGTAAGGAAAATATACTTTCATCCGTAAAATCTCTTATAAAAGGAGATGTTATTATGGATTGGTCTGATCAGTATAAGATGATAAAGATGTTCAATCCTAAATACGAATCAACATACGTCTTAAATCAAACATTGTATAATCTATAAAAAAAAATAAAAATATGGCTTTTAGAGAAAACAGAAGTTTTGGTACAACTTATTATCTGTATATTAATTCGGATGGTAACTTATATGAAAAAAGTAACGAACCGAAAGAAGGTTTCGTTCAGCACATAAATCCTAATAACGGTCAGCCGGCAGGATATTGGAAAGAGTATTATAATGGAATAGTTGGGTACATCAACTACATCGGGTTAAAGACAAGTACTTTCTCTAATGGAAATACTGCTACTAATTTCCTTATCGTGTTGAAAGATTACGAGCTTAATGAAAACTATTGTATTTCCATACCTCTCGTTAATCAAAAAGGAAATATCAAGGGCTTTGTTAAGAGCTTTGTAAAATACTACGAAAACATCGATTTCAGTCGTGAAATTTATTTCAATGTCTTTAAGAAGAAGAAAGATGATGAATTTGGTTCTTCAGAACTTATTATCGCATATGCCGGAGTAGACGGAGAAAAAGATCAGCTTGTTGAACGTTATTATAAAAAAGGCGTAAATGGTTGGCCTGATCCTGTTGAAGTTACAGGATTTGATGGCAAGAAAAGCCTCGATTATTCAGCTCAAAACAACTTTACTTATCAGAAGATTACTGAATATTCAAACAGGTTCAATGCTTCTATTAAAGATATCAGAGCAGGTATAATGGCTAAATTAGGTTTAGGAGGAAATACTCAGCAAGAGCCGGTAGCTCCTCAGACTTATCCCCAGCAGCCGGCCGAGCCTCAACAGGTTCAACAACCTCAGTCTGTTCCGAGTGCTATTCCGTATCAGAATTACCAACAGCCAGCACAGTATCAGGCCCCGGCTCAGCCTGCTGCACCTGCCCCGGCACCTACTACAAGGAGCACCAAGCCTCAGCATCAGACGCAGCCACAGCCGCAAGCACAGATGCCGAACTTTCCTCCTATGGAAGAAGAGGACCTTCCATTTTAATATAAACATCAGCCCAGGAGAATAACATCTCTTGGGCTTTTAAAGATAGTGTAGAATGATGGTAGAAATAGTTACAAGATTTCCCCTTATTAAACTTCGTAGGAAAGTGACAGAAGAAAGGATTATGGCGAAGCATGGGGATAAATTATGTATGATCTACTCAGAAACCAGAGAAAAATATAAGCAAGGAGATGAGTGGGTCGATGATCCTAATGATGCAGACATAAGTACTTTTCGTGAGTGTTATGAATCAACGAAGGATATAAAAAAAGAAGGTATTGTTTATTGTACTATAAAAATATGATCATGGACAAGTTAGAAGATATTGAAAGACTTCTTTATGAAAAAGAAGATAGCAAGAAGGGTACTGTTTCTGAAAAGAACAACAAACATAAAAAAGAAGATAAGGTTGTTAATAAAATACCTGAATCGTATTTGACTCCAGGTTATCAGAAGACTGTGCAGGTAGGTATTAAGAAACTGTACCCCGATGTCGTGGTACCTGAATATAAACATGATGGCGATGCATGTTGTGATATTCGTGCATATAGAGTGGTGAAGATGGTGAATGACATGGGAGTGGAAATAGATGTTCCTTCAGATTTTGAATCAATCACCTTATATCAAGGTTATTCTGTTAGAATAGGAACAGGGTTCAAATTGAATATCCCAGAAGGATGGTGCGTGAATGTAGAAGGAAGATCAGGATTCTCTTTTGACGAGGGAGTGGTAGTTACTAACGCGCCCGGTAAATGCGAATTTACCTACAAAGGAGAGTATATGGTCAATCTTACTAAAGTCAATAAAAAACCGACCGTAATCCATAAAAACGATAGAATAGCTCAGATGGAAATCGTTCCACAATACAAAATGGTATTGGAAGAGGTGACAGATATTGAGGTAGAAGACGGAAATGAACGTGGAGAAAAAGGTCTTGGTAGTTCCGGAGTTAAGTAATGTTTAAATATTTTGAAAATGAGCATGTTCGGTTTTACATTCATCACAGACAGCAAGCTGTCAATGTACAGGGAGAAAGCTATTAAATCCGAAAATCTTGCAAAAGAAATTGAGGAAATGCAGGATAAGGCTGATTTTTACAAGGAAAGGCTTTCAGAACTTAAGTCAGATATCGCTTCAAAGGATAAAGAGATTTTATCTATTGGCAAAGATCTTTCTGAGTCTAAGGAAAAGATTGATGCCTTGAAGGAAAATCAGAAAAAGCTGATAAAAAGCGTCAAGAAGAAAACGGAAGAACTTGATGCGGCCAAGGCTGATCTTGACAAAGCTAAGTCTGATCTTGATGAGGCTAATTACAAAATCAGTAACTTGGAAGAAAAGAGAGACAGTATCTCATTTGAATTAAAAAAGAAATCAAATGCATTGATTGAAGCCAGGATCAGAATCGGAGATTTGGAAAATGAGGTTTCTATTGGAGCCAAGGCAATACAGGAGTTAGAATCGAAGCTGAAATCAATGCAAATAGAATTAAGAGGCTACCAGATAGGTATAATCGGTAAAGACAAAAATGATGTCGCTGAGCCGGAATTGGATAAAGATGAGGAGGCAGATAAGGATGTGGCAGAACCGGAGAAGTCTGATGTTGTTCCTGAGACGGATGTGATTCAGGAAGAAGCCGGTGATATTGTGGAGCCCGAAAACGAAGCTGAACGAGTAAAAGACACTAAAAAGAAGAAGAAAAAAAAGAAGTAGGTATTTTAATCCTTTTTATATTTTAATGTTTGCCATATTATGGGTTAGTACTTAACTTTGCGTTGAGAGAGTTTTTAGGATAATTATTGGTTAATATTTAGCTGTTATATGCAGGCGTCTGTGAAGGCTCCTGCATATTTTTAAGGTCCTGTAGCTTAGTGGTGAAAGCAGGCGGCTCATAACCGCAAGATCGTGGGTTCAAATCCCTCCGGGACCACTGTCCAATGGTGTAGTGGTAGCACAACAGATTTTGGTTCTGTTAGCGGAGGTTCGAATCCTCCTTGGGTAACGATAAGTTTTTGTGGAAATGTTAATTATCTCAGTGTTTGCGGTGTGTGAACATAGCAAACATTAAATAGCCTGGTAGTTAAACGGATATAACAAAAGTTTCCTAAACTTTAGTTCCGGGTTCGACTCCCGGTTGGGCTACATGGCTTGTTGGATGAGTGGTTTAGTCAGGGATCTGCAAAATCTCGTAGGGCGGTTCGATTCCGCCACAAGCCTCTAAAAAAGTAAGACAATGAACTACCCAGAGCAACAAATGCTTAAGATCCTTAATAGGGATCTGTTAAGTAATCCGATGTATGTTATTAACAATCTCCATATATATGATTGGGAATCTGACTTCCTGGCCATAACAAGATCATTGTACGCTTATGAAGTAGAGGTCAAGATGTCTAAACAAGATTTCTTTAACGACTTCAAAAAGGATAAAAAACATAAGGTTCTTAAAGACGGCATTATTAAGGTAGGTGGTGTCATAAGCTATCCTCCAAACTATTTCTATTACGCCTGTCCTCCTAATATGATTGACGTAAGTGAAGTTCCGTCTTATGCTGGTCTGATTTATGTCGATGTTAGTAAAAATAGGAAGAACGTCGTTAAGGTCGCACCTTTAATTCATAGACAGAAGTTTGATGTAGTGGGTAGGAAACTGGTGGATAAGTTTTATTACAATATGCTTACTTGGAAGAAAAGAGCTATTTCAAACGTGTATGCTGACCCAGCCAAGGAAAGAGAGAAAGGCGTGCGTGCCGGGGCTGAGGCTGTGAGGAAGTCGGCCTGGGATGCGTTCAGGGCGCAGTGCCCGCACATTGCTTTCCCCTATGGAAATGAATTTCCGATGTGTGACGATCACGAACAAGATCATCCCATGAGAGACTGCATTCTTCAGTGTGAAAAAGGTAGAATATTTAAAAACAAATTAAAATGAGCACCCCACGTGAATTAAGCAGGATAGCTAATAGGATAGCCGGTAAGATGACTGATGATGGATGGGTCAGCCCCGGTAGAAAGAATCTTGTCTCCGATAAGAAGGTTATGGAATTAATAGATTTGATCTTTAATGAAATATGGAGGGAATTAGATGACGGGAAAAGAGTCCATATCAGAAAACAGATGATTTTGAAAAAGATTTTTGTCAGTAGGCAAAAAGATAAATACTACATACAATGCATAGAAAAAAGGGACGCCAAATAGACGCCCCTTTTCTTTTTCTGTAAGTAATTGTTATTTCATTACTTTCCTTACCAACTTAGAAACAGCTTGCGTGATAGTCCACCTGATGTTTGCATTAACATTGATAGTCTGAGGAGTACCGTTTGCATCCAAGTTAATTACCTCCTTGTCTATCTCCAAGAACGGATCACCTGCTGTCTGGGTAATAACCGTATTAGCTGTCTGACCACCAGCGGCCGTCACCTTAAGAGTATTTACCAGATCGTTTATATTAGTGTTCGCTGCAATACCGGAGAATACGATACTGAAAGCAAAGCCCCCTGTTGCACCAGGGTCGTCGGCAATAACAGCGCCGTTGCTGGTAGCCTTGCCTGCTGCCTGATAGGAGGCTGGTATTTGCAGCGTCAGAGGATGAGTCTCGTCCGGAGTTAAGGAGAACGTTAATTTAGTTGAGTTACTTGTACCGTTGATAGTTACAGTACCACCTCCTTTCCCTACAGATGCAGTAGGATCTATTTTTACAAACTCAGCTGCCGCAGCTTGGTTGATGGTAGCAGTTTTCTTAACACCTCCTGATTCGGCACCAAATTCTACTTGTTGCGTGCGCTGTACACGACCTTCGTATTTTTCACCTGATACGGTGACTGCCTGATCACCGTCACCTGATCCCGGATTGAAGGTTACAAAACCTATTTTCAATTCTGCCATAACATAAATAATTTTGTAGTTAATTAATATCTTGACAAAGATAGATTTATTATACGAAAATCATATTATTCATGTTTATAAATTAAAAGTTATCTTTATCTCAAAATAAGACAATCATGAGAAGAAGATTTTTTAACAAAATAGGGGGGGGGCGGTCTCCCTACTGATAATTTTATAGTTTTTGATAAATCTGTATCAGATCCTGCTAATATAACAATAAGCGAAGACAGCGATTTTTTATATAGGTTGATTACCAGTGGCTTCTATAGAGTTCTTTGCAAGAGCGCTATGGGAGGAGGAGAGGTTTTTGTATGTAGATTAGATGATAACGACAGTAACTTCTATTTTGATGGTAGTCCGGCTGATCTTACCGGACAAGAAGGTGATGTGATGGTCGTTTTCTTAGAATTTTGGTATAAATGGTATAAGGTGGATGATAATAGATTTCTTTATCATTTTGCTGATCATAATATCGATGGCACTTACATCCATGTCCCGCAATCTCTTGTTGGAGCATATAAAGGATATGTGTCTTCAAATAGACTATATAGCTGGAGTGATGTTACTCCTACGACGAACGTATCATTATCTGATTTCAGAAGTTACGCAAAAGCGCGTGGCACCGGGTTCCAGGTGATAGATTTTCAACAACATTGTGTAATTGCTATGATGTTGTATGCTAAGTATAAAACACGTAACCTGCAAGGCGTATTAGGACCCGGTGGCGCAGGAAGTAGCCCGGCTACAACAACGGGAAGCAGCAACGCAACCGGCGGTGCGGATACCAAAAACGAAAGTTCAAAGTACGTTTGCGGCTTAGGACTTGAAGGGGTTTTTGGCGGTATCTGTGAATGGGTTGAAGGTGTAGAAATAAACAACCGAGTTTGGAAAATCACCGACCCGGACGGTTCGACTCGCAATGTGAACGCCGAGACTTTCAGCGGTTGGATAATAAATATAGCAGCCGAAAATGGTCCGTTTTTTGATGTGGTGCCGACACAAGTTGGCGGTAGCGATTCCACGCATTATTCAGATTACTATAGTCGGACATCAGACAGCTCCCTTGTTTTGGCGCGCTCCGGTTACCGCTCGTATCCGACTGGCGGCGTGGCGTATACGGATGCGGCTTACGATGCGTCGGACATGGATTCGAGCTACGGTTCTCGTCTTGCTTTCCACGGAACCATATCCGAATTGGCTCCAAGGCAATTCAAAAGATTACCCGTATTATAATATCATATTTTAATTGTTTTTAAATTGTATTGTTAATATTATTACGTATATTTGCGATACAATTTAAAAACATTATATCATGAAGATAAACTTTTTAAGCAGTAAGGTCTATGTAGGTTCTAAGACAAAAGAAGCTAAAATCAGAAAGCTTTCTATTAGCAAAGATCGGATTATGACCATATCTGTAGATAACCTGAAATGGATGGGTATCGAAGATGCGGTTCTGATTGGTATGGAAGAAGGAGCTGAGTTTAAAGGGGTGTTGGATTCTAATTTGTATATAGCTCCTTCTAAGGTAGAAGACGAGAGATCGTTTTTATTAAATAAACAAGGTGAGAAATATAGACGTATTTACCTCCGTGATGTACTGTCTTCGCTGGGTTGGGATATCGGTGATAATCAGTATGTGGTTTATGATATTGTGAAGATTAAGGACGAAGATGGTGTGTTCTGCCTGGTTCCGAGAGAGATTAAGAAAAGTAAGTTCGAAAAAGGAGAATGATATGGTACAAGATATTGATATAAAATCCAAACGAATATTATTGTTTGATTTTGATGGAACGTTGGTTGAAACCATATCTGGAGGTCTTTATGCAAAAGATCTTACTGATATGAAGATTAAGCAAGATGTCGTGAATAGGGCACTTGATCTTATGGAGCAAAATGGCGTTAAATACTTTGGTATAATAAGCAACCAATGTGATGTGGGTGTCGGGTTTGTTTCCGATGAAGATATTGATGCGAAGATAAATTATGTCCTTAGATGCGTTCATGATCTTGCAGTAAAAAGAGGTATAAGAGGAGTAGTGTATGGTCATTATGAGTGTTTTTCAATTGATGAACATGATCCGATGATGAAGCCTAATCCTGGTATGGTATATAAGGCACTTGGTGCTTGTAGGTTGATGATGGATGGTATAACATATAAAGATATTGAGACAATGACGCTGATGGTAGGAAGCGCCAGTGGTCTACCAGAGCAGTTCTCTGATTCGGATAAAGTATGTGCTGAGAATGCCGGCATTGACTATATGGACGTTATTCAGTTTGTTGGTAAAGATCTTGATTTAAATTATGTATTGTCCAAAGAACATACAAGTGAAGGAATAGTTATTCTAAACAACGATCATATATATATCCTTGAAAATCCATATGGAGTTGATCTTAATATAAAAATTGAATTGCAAGATATTTGTAGTGATAAGTTTGACACTCCTCCTACCTGTAAACCTCCTTTAGTTACTTTGAAGGTTCGTATTAAAAAAGATCAGGATTATAGAGGATATAGTGATATTATAAGAATAGATAAAGGAGACAATAATATTACATTCACAAGTTTGTATCATAATCGCGAATAATACATAATACGATACAAATTATTTATGATTTGTATCGTATTATGTATAATAGCCAAAAGCTATTCCGATTATTAGCCTAAGTGTTGAAACAAACACTACGTTATTTAAGAATATATAGTTACCTACGGATGTTTACCCAAGTTCGTAGCTCTAAGGTAAGTGATTAAACAGTTCTGGTATTTGAGGAACAGTGTTGCTTACGAAAACCTTAAATAACATTGGCGATGGGTACTAACAGAGTTTTTACTCTGACTTATGTTGAATAAACATTAAAAACGTTTGTAGATATGGTGTACGTACAAGACATAAATGGTAAACCTATGATGCCTACAACAAGGCATGGTAAGGTAAGACGACTGCTTAAAGAAAACAAGGCAGTTGTTGTGAGCTTATGTCCGTTTACCATCAAATTAACGTACGTCACATCTGATTACAAACAAGAAATTGTGTTAGGCGTTGATGCTGGGACCAAACACGTTGGTCTATCAGCTACAACGAAAAGCAAAGAACTTTACAGCAGTGAAGTAATTCTTAGAAATGATATCGTAGATCTTTTGTCTACCAGAAGAGAGCTACGGAAAACAAGACGGAACAGGTTAAGATATAGAAAACCTCGTTTTAATAATAGAATAAAAAGCAAGCGTTCAGGATGGATAGCACCTTCGGTGAAATACAAAGTAGACGCTCATATTCGTGTTATTGACAATGTATGCTCTATACTACCAATATTTCGTATTGTTATCGAGGTAGCTCAATTTGATACTCAAAAGATTAAGAATCCTAATATATCAGGTAAAGAATATCAGGAAGGTGATCAACTTGGATTTTGGAACACAAGGGAATATGTTTTAGCAAGGGATGGGCATAAATGCCAGTATTGTAAAGGAAAATCGAAAGATAAGATCCTTAACGTTCATCACATTGAATCCCGGAAAACAGGAGGAAATTCCCCATCTAATCTTATTACCTTATGTGAAACCTGTCATAAGGAATACCATAAAGGTAATATAGATTTAAAAATTAAGAGAGGCAAGTCGCTTCGCGACGCAGCCGTAATGGGAATCATGAAATGGAGATTGTATGAAGAAATAAAGTCTAAATATGATAGAGTTTCTATGACTTTCGGTTATGTTACAAAATATAATAGAATCAATCACGACATTGAAAAATCTCATGTTTCAGATGCCTTTGTTATTTCTAAGAATTTTAATGCTATAAGATTAGGATATTATTATAAAGTAAGATTAGTAAGAAGACATAATCGTCAAATTCATAAACAAAAGATTCAAAAAGGAGGGATAAAAAGACTAAATCAATCTCCTTTTGAAGTTTTTGGTTTCCGTTTGTTTGATAGGGTTATGTTTGAAAACAGTTATTACTTTATATTTGGAAGGCGTAAAACCGGCAGTTTTAACATTCGTGATATTGATGGCAAAAGCCAAAAGAATATCACGTACAAGAAATTTAAACTATCAAGGTGTAAGCGTTTTATGATACAAAAAGAAATGAATTGATTAATTTGAATGAAAATATAGATATGAAGGTAAAGAAAACGGCGATAGTTTATCATAAATCGGATTTAGATGGCGTTGTATCGGCAGCCATCGCAACCATGTACGAAAACAGTAAAGACAGGGATGTTGTTTATATCCCGTATTCGTATGAAGATGATGTCAAGAAAGTTACCAGCAAGGTGCGTGACTTAGATGTTGTTTACGTTCTTGACGTGTCTTTCGGTGCCGATTCTAAAACGGTTTTCAAAAAGTGGCTTGATGAAGGGAAGAGTCTGATGTGGATAGATCATCACAAGGGAATTATTGAGGACAGTAAGACATGGGGGTTCACTGTTCCAGGGTTAAGGAGGGTCGGTGTCGGTGCGTGCGCTCTGGCCTCGGACCTGCTGATGGGGAAGGTGCCGGCGATCGTCCGGTGTCTGTCAGACTACGATGTGTGGAATAAAGAATCCGGCTTAGGCTGGGATACGGTAGTAGCTGTCCAGTATGCCTTGAGATCAAAAATAAGACTCAATGTATTGATTGCATTGTCGTATTTGTATGATCATTTTAAAGAAGATATGAAGGATAATGAAATTGATCTTATTTTTTATGATCTTGCTAAAGAAGGACGTGCTATAATTAACTACGTAGCTGCCAAAAACGAAGATGAGGTAAGTAGGTGCTCGTTCGAAGCTTACGTCGATGAGGTGAAGGTTGTAGCGATGAATACCGCAGAATCAGGCTCTAAAGTATTTGATTCTCTTACACCGGACTGGTTAGACGGTAGAAAAATTAAAGCTCTGATGCCATTCTGTATCATGCCAGGTGGAAAAGTCCGGTTCTCTCTTTATGAATGCGTAGAAGACGGCGTAGATTGCTGCGAGGTAAGTAAGAGATTCGGTGGTGGAGGACATGCTGGTGCTGCTGGGTTCGTTATAGACGTATCAAGCGACCAATTTAAGGACTTCCTTGAAAACCACAAACTTACTTCAATTCAATAAATTAATAAGGTCGTGTTTTAAATAGGATTGGTTTATATCAATCCTATTTTTTTTGTGTTGTGTGGATAGGTGGGTGTGATGGGAGATAGATGAGAAAATGAAAAATGTTTGTGTGATGGTAGAAAGACAGAAATGGTTTATGTGATGGGAGAGAGGGGGTACCTATCACGAACCTCCCGCCCCCCGAAACGCGTTTTCTCCCCCGCTCCCCCTTCGCTGGAAAACCGGAAACGCGTTTTTACCTCAAACCTACAAACTCTCTGATTATCAACATCTTATTTAAATTATTGATAATCAATGTATTATTATAACATATTGATTATAAGACACTTAAATAAACATATATCCCACATATTAATGTACGCGTGTAATACTGCTCTTGTATGCTTTTGTAACTTGCTGATAATCAGATAATAGAATCGAAATTAATACAAATTAACAAAAAAAAGATAGCATATGTATTTGTAGTATTGATAAATGTCGTATATTTGCGTCGTGATCAAGAGAGATCTCGAGTTGACATGATGAATCTATATAGTGTACCCGTTGGGCTAACTATATCTGTATCTGTTAATCGCCTGCGTTGTGGGCTATTAAATTGAATATCATTTGTTTAACAATTAAAATATATTGGATATGATTACGAAAAAAAATGTAAACAAACTACAGACTGCTGTTATTAAAGAAAATGCTGCAAATTTGGTAGGTGCTGTTAAGTTGTACAACGCTCTATTTGCTAATGGAGCTGATCTAAAGGCTATTTGCAAGGCCTTGGAAATACCGGCAGAATACGCTGTAAAGGTTGCAGCTCTGGCAAAGGATAAAAAACGCCTTGTAACAGTGTGTAGCCAAATGTTACCGAAAGTTGGTGATACCTTTATTAAATTTACCTTATATTCTAAAATATATAAGGATAATAAGATAAATAAGGAAAAAGGTATTGAAAGTAAAGAGGTTAAAAATATCGCCTACGGAAAAGCGTATAAACCTTTCGGATTTGCTTCCGCTGAGCCTTTAGAGAATGAATTTAGTGCAAAGTGGCTCACTCGCGAAACCGACGAGTATAAAGCTACTTATGTAGCGGTAAAAATTACCTCTTATTCTATTCGTACCGTTGCAAAATGTGTAAGTGAATACCTCGCACATGAAAGCAATCAGCAGTAATAAGGCACGGAGAGCGCCGTTAAGCTCTCCAAAGGTTTTACGCGTGCCTTAAAACGCGCCTGTACGCCGTTGTCAGTGGGTGCACGTCCCGCGTATGCTTTAGACTGAAGCTGACAAAACAGAGAGTTATTTTACATATTGGGGATAAATATACCGTTGCCCTTGCCGTTGGCAATTAAAGGGCTGGTATTACTGCATGGACTATCCGAATAGGTATGGTTTATGTTAGGTATGTGAGTATAGTTTAGAAAACATACCGTTGTACGCGGTTTGTCTCCGTTCGGGAGCGTGTCTTACTTGTCTACACGTAAAATAGGACAGGGCTGTAGATTAAATTACAGGGTATGAGCATGTAACCTATCATGTAGGGATGTGCTGTATCAAAACGCAAGGACACAATGGCCTTTATACGTGGCTAAATTGTGTAGCAGACGGAAAATATAATAACGGCATAACACGGGCCCACACGTAAGAACTACGTGTTAATTGTGGGTTGTTGGTTGCAGCATAAAATCCGTAAAGGATAGGAATGCGCGTTCGGTTCGAGTCCGGAGCAACCTCTATACTAAACTTAATTTGATATGGAAAAGAAATTTAAGGCACACATGGTAGACGTACGCGGTCTATCCAGGAAGGAAGCCAAGGAAAAAAGAAAGAGAGCGTATCGTGAATTTATATTGTATCGTGATCTCAAAGAGGCGTATCATTCCGATACCGGAAAAGAAAAGTGCAAGCGTAAAGTTCATACGTCAAGAACGTACGTTAAGGAAAATATAAACAGTATTTAAATAGGAATAGGGTTGTTTCGAATATCGGAGCAGCCCTATTTTTGTATCCTACTCTTTCTATTTACGGGTAGGATATTCTGAGAGTGAACACGACGACAAACAAGGTAGGAATGCGTATATTGGTTCAAATCGAAACAAAAATAAGGCTGTTTGGATATAATGCCGGTATTTTGTCTATATATTGTCGTTAAAATTGGTCTAAAACGAAACTGTAGGCGGTTTTCTGACCCAAAATATGGTGTCGGATGCCGCCTTTTTCGTCTCTATGGATTGAAAATTGGGCTTATTGTATTTTTCTTAAAAATAAGGTATGCTTGATTATCAATTAGTTATGCTTTATAATACCCGTATTTTCGGACATACTTATTGTATTTTTTTTGTTTTATGTGGTGGTTTTTATTAGTAGCTGATCTTTATTTTCTGTCGGTTGGTATTCGTTCTATGTTGGAGTACGGAGCGGATCAGTATAATGTTGTAATGGTCTTTTGCTTTTTGTTTTTGGCTTTGATTATAGGTTTGAATATCTATCTTGATAGGAGGAGCAGACGGTAGGGCGTGGGCTGAAGGCTCTCTATTCTCTCTATGGAATGATATTATCTCTAAACACCCCACACTTCATGCCAGAGTATAAGCTTGTAGTGCTCTCCGTATGCCGGTAGTGAGGCGGTAGAGCGCAGGTTCTATGCGGAAAGCCGGAGGATTAGCCGGGGTTGGAGAGGGGGAGAGGGAGGGCACTCTCTTCCAACAAAATTCAACAGATCAGCGTTTTAAAACAGCATTCTGTAGGTTCTTCCAACAAAATTCAACAGATCAGCGTTTTAAAACAGCATTCTGTAAGATCAGCGTTTTAAAACAGCATTCTGTAGGTTCTTCCAACAAGATTAAGGATTGCAGTGCTTTAAAACAGCATAATGTAGGATTTTCCAACAAAATTAAGACTTACAGCGTTTTTAAAACAGTATTCTGTAGGTAAGAGTTAAGGACTGCATTATGTGAGTATTTTTTTCAATCGGAATGTATAACAATTAAAACATAAACAACATGAACGTATATGACTTTGCGCCTGACTTAGATTTGAGTAAGGAGGGAGAAGGTTCTATTTTTGGGGTGAAAGGAATAGAAGGCAGTGATGGTATAGTATATGCTAAGGTAGTTAGCTGTGTAGAAGTTAAGGATTACAGTTGTGATAGGTGTATTTTTTATGATTGTTATAAGGATAAATGTTTGTTATCGCGTAGTGATAGTTGTATAGATAGAGACTGGTGTTGTAGGTACGAACAGGCTGCCATAGAGGGGGAGTAGGCGGCGCCTTGGGCTAAGGCCTGCGGTTGTAGGTGGAACGTAGTTCGGAGCAGAGCCGGGACAGTTTATTGTGGAACGTAAAAAGAAAAAAGATGGAAAGAACAATACATTATATTTGGATAAATTGGATATCTTATACAGGTTCGAAAAGTAGTAGACTAATAAGCAACAGGTCTATGCCGGTATCAGATGCCAAAGAGATGATATTAAGAACGAGTGCTAAAGAATTGCTTAAACACAGACCGAGTTGGTTAAAGGACTGTGTTCGTATTAGTGTAAGCGCACAGGATATTACGACCGGAGAGATACTGTATAGAAGAACTATAAACATAAAGAAGAAGGAGGAAATAATATGAAAAAGGCATTTAAGATATTTTCTATTATGTTTGTCATAGAAATAGTGCTGATAGCTATTTTAGATGCTATGGCGTAAGTGAGAAAAATTTCTTCATTAATTTTCTTATGCTTTAGACAGAATGCTCCCATCTGCGAAGATCGGAGCATTTGCTTTATGGGATTCATGGTGCGGTAGGTCGGTTCGATTCCGGCGATCTCACACAATATTAAAAATAAAGGAGGAAAGAAAAATGAAAGACGGAATTGTATTACACCCAGAGTATGGAGTTAATCCATCCATAGAAATATGTATAGTATGCGGTGAAGAGATGGGGATTGCTTTATTAGGAAATGGGATTAAAGGGCAGGCGCCGCATCATATATGCACGGGCGAAGTATGTGACAATTGCAAAAAGATAATAGATGATGGAGGTTGTTTTATTATCGAAGTCGAGGATGGATCAGATCAAAAGAATCCGTATCGTACAGGAAGATATTGTGCGATAAAGAAAGAGGCAGCGAAGAAGCTATTTGGACAGGAGCATAATATTGTGTACATGGAAAAGTCTGCATACAGTCTAATAATACTATAAAAAACGAAGAGAGATATGTTTACAAAAGAAGAGCGATTATTCATATGGAAAAAGGTATATGAGATGATTGATAGGCAAGAGGATGGGGAATACATATGTGTTGCGTTAAGAAATGTAGTGTTTATGTATTTCAAAAAACATAAAAATATCTATGGGTTTCGTTCAGACGAAATGGTGAGAATATATTTCCCGGAATTGGAGGAGAAGATAAGTATGGCCACAGAACCAGAGGAAACAAGAACGTTTTATGGGTGGTTTGGTTGTATTAGTCCAGAAACGAAGGAGGTAAGGCTGAATATTGTGAAAGATATTATAAAAGAATTAGAATAGTATTTTTGTTAATCTATTTTATTCATCAAATTAAGTTTTGGGTTTTGGCATGTCGGTTCGTGAGGATAGGCATGCCTATTTCTGTATCATAGAGGGGATGACGCGGCGTGCCGGTATGTATGTGTCGGTCCTGGTTCGATTCTGGGCATCTCACAAACAATAAAGCATAATCATATGGAAGTAAAATAAGACATGATGGGGGAATTTAATGCGAAAGACGCCAATTTCTTATGGCGTCAAATTGGTAGGATTGATGGGGTGATAGAAACTCTGAACCGTACCGAAGGAGAGATGCCGGAAATTATAGCCGGAGTGCTAAAAAGAATAAGAGACGATATAGATAAGTTTGTAGATAATAAAACGAAAGATTATGAGAATATACAAGAATGATATTATAAAGGCGTCAGCGATAAGTACCGGCGCCGACAGAGGTGTGTTGCTGTGTTCAATAACAGATTCAGGATTCACGTCTATAGCGGGCGTAATATCGGCTGTTAAAGATAAGTTACCAGGCAAAGATCATAAGAAGATGATTTTTGAAATACGGAATGATGGAAGAAACGAATATGGCAGATATAATAATTGTGGAGGAAAAATATGAAATACAGAGGTCTGTTGCTCCCTATGATATTAGCTGCAATGTGCGGAGATGATGCCTTTGTGCTAAATACTAAAAGGGGAAAAGGAATGCAATCTACATATAGAAGAGAAAAGATTGTCAGAACAGAAAAAGAATTTGATATTAATGGTACTAAAGTAATGGCATACTCAAGAAAGGATGCTATTAAAAGATTAAAACATAAGAAGTAGAAAACGGATTTTATGTTAATGTTAGTTTTTTCATTTTTATTGAAAGGAGCGCCGGCCTGTGAAGGTATGCGCTCTTTGTATTTATATAATGCTTGACATACTCCCATCGCTAAAGCAAACGGGATTCTTGGATACAAACGTACGGAACCCCCGGTTTTACAATCGTTGGAATCACCCGCACTTTCCAACTCGGAAATGCCCTTCCGAGGTCGCAAGACAGGGCAAATATAATGTTTAATTATCATCTGACACATAAATGGGATCAGTATTACCATTAAATAACATAAAACAATAATAAGATGACAGATAATAACATAGATGTGAATATCGTACCTGTAAAGAATGGTGCGAAACGTGTTGTGGTATCATATTACCATTATTCGCGCAAGGACAAAAATCACATGAGTTCCCAAACGGATTACGTTTGGGAAACAAAGAATGAAGAAATGTTTAAATACTTTGAGGCCAGGAGGACAAAAGTATTTTATAGTCAGATTCGTGCCATGTGTAGATTCTATGGCAAGAAAAAATGTACGTAAATACAAAAAGCTATGATATTAAAAACGACAACCAACGAGTTTTGTTTCATTAACGTAAGTTTCTATGAAACAATAGCAGATCCTCGCTATTTCTTTGAACAAGATTATAAAGAGATGCCGGAATATGAGGAGGAATTAGATTTTGATTTTGATTCTTATTGCAATAAGTTTATTCCTTTTGTACAGGAATGGGCGAATAAGGTGGGCGAACGCCTTTATGAATATGGTGTGAATAACATAAAGGTAATATCGGTCGGACATCCAAAAGATCGCAATTATGGTACTGATTGGATGGATGTAAGGGTAGAGTTTTGTGATGAATGGAGGCAAAAGATGTTATCTAACATTGGTAAGATTGTTAATGATGATAAATGCAAGAAGTATGCGGAGGCTAATTACCGGTCGGTATCAGGATACATCTTTTTAGGACCTGAAGATTTAGAGGAATTTGAAAAGGAAATAATAGAAAGAAAGTCAGATTCGGGATATGATGTAACAATATTGTTAAATATGTATCTAACTTTGGCTTTTGTAAAAGAATTTGGATTTAAAGCCGGAGAAGCATGGAGTGAAATAACAGAATATGCTTACGGATGTTTGTCGTATTCTGATTTTGCAACAACAGAGATGCTTATACCGGAAGGTTCGGAGCATTTATTCAAAGACATTTACACGGCAAAGGCCGACGAATTATATCATCATGTCCTGGATAAATTCGGATGGGCGTGGCGTGATCCGAAATATAAGTCAGAAACAGAATTATGCGCGATGCTAAAGTGGGTAAAAGAAAAAGGCTTGACCATTGAAGAGTTAAGTATTTAATTGTTAAACATAAGGCAGTATTGGTGCGTGAGTATAGGTGCTGCCGTTAAAATATTTTATAAGATGAAAAAAGAAGAGATTCAAACTATTTTATACACAATCAAAGAAGGAGACAGTATTAAGATCAAAGTACAAGACAAAAGTGAAGAAATAAGACTGCGGGATCATGTAAGAAGAACGCAGAAATACGGATACAGGTTTTGTTTGTCTCATTTACATGATGGAATTTTCTATCTGGAGAAGTTGGAAGAAGGGGATAAGGATAAATACTATAGAGTAATAAACAGAGGAAATGGAAAGACCGGAGTATAATAAGCTACGCAAAATGGCTAAGACTACTCCAGGTCTGATAGTGGACGAGGCGCAAAACATGATGCGTGTATCGCTATACGATAATGGGGAACTTAAGAAGGTGGTAGTAGTAATGAAATGCGATTCTTTTTTACAGTCAAAAAGTAACATAGAAAAGATAATGTTATTATCATCTTCTATAGAAGATAGAAAAAACAAAGAAAAAAATAAAACAAAATCAGAAAATGAACAGAATAACAAAAATAAGAGAAGAAATAGGAGGAAAACAGGTTGATTTAACCTTTTACGAGCGCTTTTGCAGCCTTATCGAAGGTGATAGAAAGATAATACTAAGGGCGATAAAAAACGGTCGTAAGAAGGGCGTAATTGGAGCCATTCAGCCTGGGAGACATGATAGAATTTGGACCACATGGTCTATTGCTTTTGATGATTTGAAGGTAGGGGATACGGTAGAGTTCAGTACATCTGGAAAATACAATCCCGGATTTCATGCTACGGAAAAGTATGTAGGGTGTGTAGAATGGATAAAAGGATCGGAATGTGCGATAAAAACCGGCAATGGAATGGCGGTAGTATTAATTAAACACATAGAAAGGGTAGTAAAATGATGGGGTTGAGAGAATTTGTAGAACTTTTTGACAAGAATGAAGTAAAGAATTTGTTTAATGCATTGTCTTCATGTATAGAATACGTAAGGATAGATTTGCATGTATTTAATATAGGTGCTCATGTTGCGTGTCTGTACAGTAATGATCCTGAATTGCTTTCACAGGCAGAAGGTTGTAATGTGAATATGATAATAGAGGTACCCTACTTGTTTGAAGCATTTATGGAATACGCTTCACCGGAACTGAAAGCTTATTATGATGAACTAACAAAAGAAGTATGAAAGAGGAAGTAGAACGGATAAAGAAGTTGGTAGGCATAGATCATAACAGATGGGAGCAACCTTGTACATGTGATAAATGCAAGAACATGTGTAAGGTCCCTTGTATTGGTACGCCAAAAGACATAGAGGCTATTATAGATGCCGGATACGCTGACAGGTTAAAAGAAACAATGTGGATGGTAGGGTATCTTGCAGTGAAAGAAAAACCAATAGCGATGATCCAGCCAACAGAGAAAGACGGGTGGTGCGCATTCCGCCAGCCGGACGGTCTCTGCGAGCTGCATGACCGTGGACTAAAGCCGACTGAAGGAGTTCTGGCTTCTTGTAAGGTGGTTGAAGAAGACAATGTCCCAACATACGAAACATCCGTACTTAGAGCAGTAGCTCATGAGTGGGTTAAGGTGGAGAACTTCGCAACTATAATGAGGGTCGTTTTTAAATTTTTGCATGAAAATGAACGTAGAAAATAAATTAGATAAAGTGGTTAATATCCTAAAAGAAAAAGGATTTGTAGTATATAGAAAGGGCGGGAAGGAGCCAGGTGTGTTTTACGCTAAAGAAGGTGACAGCCGGATAGGATTCGTTTATCCCAACAACGGATATATATACGACAGGATAAAAATGTGGTCTTTTTCAAGGGTGTATAAACCGCATAAGAAAACAGGGTCTTCGTGCTTAATGTGTGTCAGCGACGAATTTACTATAGAGAATGCGATTAAGAACATAGAGGATAGACTGTGGGTAAATTATATAAAAGATGGTAACAGAAAACGACCAGAAGAATATAAAAATATAAGAGAATTTGTTGGTAGCTTCACTAAATTCTACAACTCTGTAGAATTAGTTGAGGTTAAGTAGTTTTCCATGTAAGTTAGTTACCGGCACTGGTCTGCGAAGATAGGTGCCGTTTTTTTTATTCAAGAAAGGAGGACAAAGATGGAGAAAAGAGACAAGAAGATACCTTATGAGGTAGTCATACAGGAAAGAAAAAGGGTGGATTTATACGGTAACATAGTGTATTATATCCATTGGTTTGATAAATATGGGTACAATATCACAAAAGAATGGAAATTTTGGAGCAAGGGCCCGAAAAAGAAATACGATAGAGTTAATCGTTATCTAACGGATAGTTGGCTGAAGGAATACTGTGGGAATAACAATTTAAAGATAAGTAGAATAAAGGAATGAAAACGATAAAAGTAGACAAAGTGATATTATATTACATGGATCGGGTAGACCCTGACGGGAACTTATACCGGTTCTATGTGTATAAAGGAATGGCATCTGAAATAGAATACTTTTGCACTGAAGAGGCAGGTAATATGACCATACCAATCGGAGAAGGAGAGTATGTCAAGATCGTACCAAAAGAAATAGAGAAAATACCGGTAAGGGGATATAGGAAGCTTGCTGGAATATGGAATTGTGAAACATGTAACGGGAAGGGATGGCATAGGCTTTTTAATTATTTCAAATACAAGCCAGACATATGTTATATTAAAAACATAGGGCGTGATAAAAATGGAAACACAAGATATGAAGTATCATTATTTAATGCCACTATGAATGTGACAAGGTATTTTAATCTGTGGAGAATGAAGCCAGGGATGCATGCTATGATAACAAACGAGTACGGAGTCTTGGATATTATAAAAGAAAAATTCGATAACATAAATATAGTGGAATATAGTGGAATATGGATATAAATAAAAAGAGTAGAAAAGATTATGAGAAGTTTCTTAACTCAATATCTCCAGATAGAGACGATGAGGCATGGATCATTGGAGGAAAGAACAGGTATTGCGGTAGAGAGAATTATGGCACTATGATCAAAAGGTATGATCCTATTGGTTTTAATGTAGGATACAGGGAGTGGGTAGAACAGCCAGAGTAAGGCGGCGCCTGCCCTGCCATGAGGTCAGCCTGGCTGTCTGTGGCCAGGACCGTACATTAGTCAGATAGTGACGGACGCCACAGGAGACAGGTGGGTAAAGTGCGAAGAGCTCCGGTTCGGGGGGGAGACGCGGCCTGCATCACATGGCGTAAGGCTACAGTAGATGAAATTGTTGAGCATTTTAAAAACAGATAATTATGGGATATATATGTACAAGATGTGGTGGAACAAATGTTGCCTGTGAAGCCATAGTAAATCCGAATACCGGAAAAATAATAGATTATTTTGATGGATCTTTCGCGCATGCTATTTGTTCGGATTGTGAAAACGAGGTAATAATATCCAACATTGAAGAAGTCAAACATGAAATTGATTTAAGATTTCATGAATTTGTAGAAAGAACAGGGAAGGAGCCTGAATACGTAGAATGTCAGATTGTACGGAAAGAGACAGGAGATGAACAAAGAAAGACAATAAAACTATCATTGAGCATCAACGATGATGACAATGATGATGTTTTTTGTTATTGCAATGGGATAGAATCGTTTAAGCAACTTGCTGAATACGGAGTGGGAAAATTTATCGTAACATTTTGTTGGAGTTTCTTTTAAAACCTATACAGATATGAAAATAATAAAAATTCCTATTACAGAGCAAAACAAAGAAGTCTATTGGTCTAGAAACAAAGATAAGAAGGCTTGGGAGAAGTTAATGAGTGAGTGCCCATTCATGACATCAAAAGAGTTTTGGAATAATGAATGGGAAGAATTTGATAAAGAAGAGATTTCGACGCATTGGTATTTCATTGTTGGCAAACCGGAATCGATAATAGATGAGTTGATTAATTTGAAGATAGGGGACACAAACGTATTCTATCCAAATATAAAGGAGAATAGACCTTGGGATATTGAAGAAATGGACTGGTATGATCTTAGAGAACATGCCAATACCATGAGTGATTTTATTCAGAAATTATATAACTACATTTAAAAAATGCTTTATGAATGGAATAATATTTGAATTAGAAGAAAAGTCGAAATATACAGGGAGATACATGGATGGGGAAATCTCCTATAATGACACATCTATAGATTACACGAAAGAAATACGAGAATGTGACAGAAAGAGTGAGATCAAGGATTTATTAAATGACCCTTGTCTTGGTAAAATATTTGAAAAGGGGGAAGTTGATGATGAAATTATATATAATGGTAATATAGAAGATGTAAAAGAGGAATGGATGCGTGCTATACAAAATGGGGTAGATAAAATGAATGTTAACAAAGATATGAATGGGCATAATCTTATTTATGTAATAAAATATGGGATTTGCAGATACGCGTATCGTATTTGCATTGATTCATATCCGGGATATGTTGTAAAAGATCCAATAACACTAATAGAATGGATTCAAGGTTTAAAGCCTGGAACCGTCATTAAAATAAGAGGAATATTCATTTATCATTTTTTATAACATATCTTATGAAAACACAAGAAGAATATGCACTTGAAATTGACGAAATAGTTCGCCGGGATGTGGAGAGTCGCCAGAGCGACTGGTTTAAAATCGACAAGGAGATATTTATGCAGCCAGAGAATAAGAACAAGGCATTTATTTTGGGAACCCGGAAGACCGGATGTGATTTAATAATACTGGGTGGCACTAATTGTGATGAAGGTAGTATGGATTGGCTTTTTGGGAGTCTTGGCAATGAAAATTTCTATGTATGTAAGCCGCTATCTTTCTATAAATCACAACAAGAAATCCAGAAAGTAAATCCGCTTTATGCTTTCAAGGTGGCCACTGCTTATTTTAGAGAACAAGGGAAGGTTCCGGTATTTGAAGATAGTAACTGTAGATTAATAAAACTATGAGCATAAAAGTAATAAGATACAGGTTGCCCTCTTATTGGGCTTGCCCGTTAATCAATGATGATTACACTGGATTAACGGATGAAGAATGTGAGGAAATCCAACGCTTCTTGGAAGCAGCAGAAGGTTATCCGGTAGATGTAGATTTGGAAACACAAGGGTTTTACCGTTGTAATGACGCAGGAACACTTCCCGGAGAGTGTGCAGATTTTATTTTTCATAAGTGTAATGATTAAACTAAAATAATATGGAAACTACAAACAAACTGTTTTATTCAGGTACAAAATTCTTTACAGAAAATGAAGAAGATTATAGAATAACAGTTAGAATCTCTTTGGATGATGACTGCAAAAATAACATATGCGACTGGAGCATAACAGCCGACGTTGACTGGAAAAACAAGCATGGAAAATATGAGGATTACTTAGGAGGCTGCTGCCACGATGAAGTCGTAAAACATTTTCCGGAATTGGCGAAATTCATATCGTTGCATCTTTGTAACCATTATGGTGCTCCTATGTATCCGGTAGATAATGGTATGTATCACATAAAAAATAGTGGTATGTCTGTGGCAATGGAGTATTTGCGTATATCAAAACAAGAATGCGTAGAATTATATAAAGCCTCTGAGGATAAGTTGTATTTCAAGTATCTGCTTTTCAATCTGGGGATTGTGGATAGATGGAAAAGAGAATCAGAAGAACTTATTGCGGAACTTGAAAAATTGTGTGGTAAGAAGTGGGTTAATCCATATAAGCCGGAAGAAGAAAGATTTGTTTTAACACTAACGGACGAGGAACGTTTGCTTATTGAAGAGCGCATTAAAGCTGGGTATTATTCCGCAGAAAGTATCGAAAAACGTAGGGAAGAGACTCATAAGGCAGAGATGTTGAAAAAGCGTGCTGAAATTTGTGAGCAATATGATAAGAAAATCAGACAAGCAGAAGCAGAAAAGAAGATAATGCTTTGTGTGTTTGATTATGGGTTGTCTACCGATAATGTTATATATTATCCTCACACGAACACTTTGTCTTTCAACTGGGACAGCTATGAAGAAAAAATCACACAAGAAGAGTTTGATGATTTTGTGAATAAGGTAGACCGCTCTCAATTGCCAGAAGATATTAGGTTTGAGCTTAAATAAAATACAGGATATGGAAAGATTGAATTTTGAAACATTGTTTCGTATCGTAAGATGGGATTACAACCGTTGTTTTAAGGATGAGTCGTTAGACAAGGATTTGTTCGTGGAAAAATATGGGAAAGTTATGGGTGAACATTATTATAACAAGTTCGTTCATGAGTTTGACGGGAACATCCTGAAGATGATTGGTTACTTCAGAGGTTCCGAAAAAGAGGGGCAAGTCTTCTGCGATATGATAACCGAACGTATTGAAAAATACGAAAAGAGAATGTCATATGATAAAGGTAAGTTAAACAATTAAAAAGATATTTATATGAACAATTCAATGGTCGCTCACTTGTGGGCAAACGAAAAGCAAGAATCAGCGAATGGTAGTAACTTCTATTTTGAAGGAGAAAGTATTTATTCCTATGGAAGACATTTTGAGGTCGGAAGAATCGTGCGAAACAAGCGTGGGGAAAAGGCGTATTTGATTAATGACATATATTATTCTTCTTCTACAAGCAAACATCAATGTCGTGTTCGTGAAGCAATACCAACTGGCTCAAAGGTGTTCTATGTTGAATGTAATATATCATATTGTATCGGTAACATGCTCTTTGTTACCAATATGTTGGAATATATTAAAGATGCTATTGAAAAATACAAGAAAGCCAGAACCGAATTGTCTTATCGGGATGTTTGGGGAGCTTTTAAAAATATGATGGATTACATTGAGTTCTTCGATATGGGGACTTCCCAGCGTCTTCTTAAAAAGAGCGCAAACGAATGGCTTGGAACTAACCATGAATTATCACAGAAATCAGATAAGATTAAACGTGAACATGTCCGTGAGTTGAAACGTATTTTCCAGATATTGTTGAATCATAAAGCACTGGAAGTCCTTGGAACCGTTAATGTGATTGTAGATGAAGTTTGTGGTGAAGGAACTTATTTGAAATATCGGGAAAGAGTTGAAAAATATAGAATAAATATAGAAACAAAACAGGAAAAAAAACGAAGGGCAAGGGAAGAAGAATTAGATAAATTTCGTAAGGATTTTTATGAAAGATTAGAAAAATGGAAGTCGGGAGAACTTAATTTCTTGCATTCATATTATTTTATTGATTGTGCTGACGTAAATGCTTGGATGCGTATAAAAGGAGGAATTATTGAAACGAGCAAACAAATAAAAATCGGGATAGAAGAAGCCAGAAGAATGTGGCAGGTAGTGTCGCTGTTGCACCGGGGAGGCCAGTTCCGGCATGGTCTGGTAGAGGACATGAATGGCAACAAGTGGAGCATAAACCGGTATGAAAACGATATACTGACAGCTGGATGTCATCGGATAGCATATAACGAAATGGAGAGAATAGCAAAACAACTGGGATGGGTGTAAGTAGTCCATCTTATTTTATTAATCACATAATTAAAAACGAAAAGATATGGAAAATTCAATTATTGTTCCGTTTGATTTAAATACGGCGAGAAAAATTAAAAGTGGAGAAATAGAAGGTTCGGTATTAATAGACGATATTAAAATAGAATTTGTATATGAGTCAAAAGACTGTGCAAATTCTTATAGTTTACTTTTTGTAAAAAAAGATGGACATGGAATAAGTGCTATATATGCCGATATAGAAGGTTGTACTCTTGACGGAAACGCTCTGGAATTGAAAGTAGAGGCTGGAGCGTATTTCAAGAAGGGGGATATATTGATAAGCACGAATGGGAACCCATTTATATATAATGGTATTATTAATAGAGAAGGAGAGATGGGATGCATATATGGTATATCGACATATGGCGAGATTAGATCTAAAGAAGTTCCAATATGGACAAGTGTGTGTAGTGAGGATAAATCCAAGTATGTCAGATTAGCCACAGAGGAAGAGAAAAAATCTTTTGCTGAAAGAATTGCTAATACAGAAAGCTTTGAAAAAACAGAAATCATAAAAAAATATCTAAGTAAGTACGAATATTTACTTGACGAACAAAAGAAATGCGATTTTAAGCCATTCGATCAAGTATTGGTGAGAGCAAGTAATTTGGGAAATTGGAATCTACACTTATTTGCCAGAGTAAGAGAAGAAGAATACAAATATGAATGCTTGGGAGGTTTGAGATACAAAGAGTGTATTCCATACCAAGGAAATGAGCATCTTTTAGGAACTAATAAAAATAAATAAGATTATGGAACAGAAAACAGTAACAATTCCGTTTGATTTAGAAATGGCGAAAAAAATAAACATAGGGGCAATAGAAGGTCGGATTGTGACAGAGAAAGGACGAAATAGAGCAGAAATCGTATATGAAGACAATTCGTCAAGTTGTCCGTTATTGGTTGTAATTCATTCGATTTCTGTATCGGCAGATTGGTTTTCTGCTACAGGAAAAGCACTTAGCAGCGAAAATCGCCTCCTTCTTGAAGTTCCAGAATATATTACATTTAAAGATGGAGAGGTGTTAAGCAACGAAGATGGAAGTTTTATTTTTATTTTAAATATACATGGGAAATATTTAACATCTTTTTATGCGAGTCTTGCAGCGAGAACAGGTCTTAATATATCGGATAATCTTGCTGCATGTAATAACAAAATAGAACGCTATAGACTTGCAACAGATTCGGAAAAACAGAGGATGATTAAAGCGTTAAAGAAAAGCAAAAATCCTAAAGCAAAAGAATATCTAAAACGCTTCTTCGGAATTGAAGAAAAGCCGAAATATGAGTTTAAGCCGTTTGACAAAGTGCTGGTAAGAGACGAGGATGATAAAGAATGGCATATCAGCTTGTTTGCAAGGGAAATTGTGGACGATTCTGATGGATTGTCTTATAAGCATGAATGTTCCAATGGAACATTATGGGATTGTTGCATTCCTTTTGAGGGTAACGAGCATCTTTTAGGAACTAATAAAAATGGATAACAAATATGAAAACAATAACATACGAAGGGGTGCAGCATGGAGACTGGGTGAGATGTGTCTTATGTGGGGCGCAAATGCTTCTTCCATGTGGGGCAGATAAATGCCCGGAATGTGGAGAAAATGGCACTTTAAGATGGGTCGACGAAGAGAGGCAGGAAATAGATGCTAAGGGTCTGGATTGCTTAGATTATGTAAGAGAGTTGAGGGTAGATGATTATTTATCTCCAACAACATTAGAAGAGATCGCGGAAGAAATAAAGAAAAAAGTAAATAGAGGATAACTCTAATGAGAAAATTATTAAAAGTAAAATTTATTCAAAAATGTGCATGCGGGGCGGTCACTATCAGATTTGATAATGACCGCTGAATTAAGTAACATAGCTAAGAATTGTAAAATATAGAAAATATGTATGAGAATATTTTAAGCAACATGTTAGGATGTCAGACATATTGTATATCAGACAGTCCTTCGAATAGATACTGTCTTATTGGACCTATTGAGTGCAATGAGAAGTTAATAGAAGTGTTTAAGAAGGGGATAATGGTAAAACTCAAATACGTGGAAAAACGAGTCCTGGATACATTTACGGACAACGGAGTCGACCTGAGCAATTACACTCACTGTATTATTGTGAAGCGGAATTTTTATCTCGCTTGGTAACAGCAAAACATAAACGATATGAACAATTTTATAATAGATACTCCAGATAATTTCTGGCAAATAAGATGGCTTGACAAGTATATGGAAGGTCACAAAGGGTTTATAGCTGGTGGATGTTTTAAGAATATTCTTTCCGGAGAAAAAGTAAAAGACATTGATATTTTCTTTGAAAGTGAAAGCGATTTTCAGGAGGCTGTCGATTTGTTCAATGATGAAAAACATCAGAAAGAAGGATGGAAATTTAAGTACAGAAATGAGAAGGTATGTGCGTTCCAGAAAGAGGGAGAAAAGGTATGGGTAGAGTTCATAGAGTCAGAGTTCGGAAAGCCAGAAGAGATTCTCAGGAGCTTCGACTTTACTGTAGCAAAAATGGCTTACTATAAGGAGCCTAAATACGAAGAAAAAGAAGATGATTATTTTCCATTCTCATTTACTGATATAGTAGGATACGAGTATAAACTACTCTATCATGAGAAATTCTTCGAACATCTTCACATGAAGAGGCTGGTAATTGACGAAAATATTCCTTTCCCGGTAAGCACATGGGAGCGCTCATATCGGTATAAGGGATATGGTTATAATATGTGCCGGGAGACAAAGAAAAAACTTCTACAGGCTCTTAAAGGTGTAAATGTAGAGGAGGAAGATGTATCTTTGTACACTACTGGAGGATGGGACTAATTGAAAAAAAAAAAATAATAGAATATTATGAGCACGAGTAAAGAATACAAGGCAGTAAGGAACTGTATATTAAATGAACTTCACCTTACCAAAGAAGACATAATCAAAAACATAGAACCATTATTGGAAAAACTTGTAAAAAGGTGCATGTATAATACATACGGAGGAAACAATCAGATAGAAAATTGGATCAGATGTATGGTAAATGATGAACTTAAACAAAGGGATTATGGTTTTGTAGAAAGAATAAGCAAGGAAGTCATAAAAGATCATGTGTTGAATGAGTTGAGCATAATTGTAAGACCCAAAAATGAAAGATGCGTATGTGAAAATAGAGTGCCATCAAGAGAAAATGGTTTGTATTTAATCTACAGAGACGGACACGCTGAGCTGTTTACCGGCGATAACTCCAAAGATTGTGTACGATACATCGGGTTGAAGCACGGATACATGTCATTTGCAATCTCACTGACGGAGCATGATAACGTACAATTGCTTGACGATGATAGCCGTGAAGAATCCGGAAGTGAGACATATTACGAACGTAAATGTGATGCGCTGTTTGACATTGACGGACGCGGCAATACGGAACGCCTTGTGGCCAGAAATCCAAAGTTGAAAAATTTGCTGAAAGATGGCGAGTATATACCATCTCTTGGTCAATTAAATTTAATGGCCCATTATATGGACGAACTAAACAAAGCATTCGCTTATGTTTCGGCATCTCCCCTCTCCTCGACGTGGTATAGGTCCAGTACCGAGAGCAGCCCGAGCGTCGCGTGGTACGTGGACTTCTCCATTGGTAGCGCGTACTACAGTGACAGGTACAACAGTAGCAGGGTTCGGGCGGTAATTGATTTTTAAAAAGGATTACAATGATAACATCAGTAAAAATAAAAGACAATACAAAAACTCCATTTGAATATGTTTCGGATATAGAAGCATTTGAAAATGGCAGAGAATTTATTTTCAAGCCAGGAGTGAATGTGATTATAGGGAAAAACGGTAGTGGAAAATCAACCTTGCTTAACATCATATCAATGTATGCGTTATGCGAGAAGTCCATGTGCTCTGAAATACCGATCGAGGCACTGGATTTTCCACCTATATTTGATGATGATGACAAGGTTCTTGATGGGATTGACATATCATCCGATTATGCAGGGAAAGTATTCCGTTTATTGCCATCGGCGGAGATGAATCGAGATAGCGTATTGAAAAATATCAGCAATTTCGATTTGTATGTGAATAATATTCGAAGATCTTATGGAGAGAAAGTGGTGTTATCATTGGAATCACTTTTCAATTTAATGTTCGGTCAAAAGGATTATACGTTTCCAATACAAGATCTTGTAGAATACAAGAAAAAATCAAATGCGTTTTGGATTAAAAGAATTGATAACCTGTTGAAGTATTATAAAAGAAACCGCATAACATTAACAGAAAGCAGTTTTGAATACACGGTTCTCATGGATGAGCCAGACAGGAATCTTGACATTGACAATATAATGCAAATTTATAATGTATTGTCATTCCATAAACCACAAACGCAAATTATAGCCATAGTACACAATCTGGCATTGATTTACAAGTTAAGCAAATTAGATTGTGTAAACTTTATAGAGATGACAGAAGGGTATCTTAATAAAACTTGTACATTTGTGTCCAACTAATTAAAAGTGATATGAACTGGAAGAAATTTAAAGAGGAAAAACCTCCAGAGGGAGAAGAAGTGTTGGCTTATCATCCAAGTTGGATAGATGAAGATTTCAATCCAAGAGGTATAAGAATAGGGTTTTGGAATGGAGGGGACGATTTTAAATCAGCCCATTGGTGGGATTATCAAGATTGTTATATCACAATCTCTCATTGTGATTGTGATGATAATTCTCTTTTCAGTGATAGAATAAAAAACAGCATAGAGCCAGAGTTATGGATATCACTTGATGTTATTACAAATTACTTACCTAACATAAAACAAAATCACTTATCACAATGAGCTATTTTATGATTATTTAACCAACAAAATCACCATACTTTAGTAGGTGGATGAATTAGTTTGATTAATTTTGAATCAAAATTACAGATAAAAAATGATTTCCTACAAATACAACATCTATCATTCAAAGAAAACGAAGTATCTAGACAAGATGCTTCGTGAATGTTGTTTTGTATGGAATCATGCTTTAGCTCTACAACGTAGGTATTACAAACTGTTTGGGAAATATATATCAATTGGTAAGATGAAGAAACATTTTACCAAAAGAATTAAAAGAAATCTTCTTCATTCTCAAACAACACAAGAAATACTTGAGCGTCTTGATGAATCTTATAATCGTTTCTTTAAGAAGTTGGCTAAACGACCTCCTAAGTTTAAATCACCGGAGAAATTCAATTCTTTTGTATTCAAAC